AGCTTGAACTGATATTAAGTGACACATATCAGATGGATGTATCATTTCCTATGATATTTGGACACCATAAGGAATTTATGCAATCTAGCTATTCCATATGGTCAGTAAATGAATTACTGGAATATGTATCGTCCGAATTATATCCAAAAGACAATGCGTCAATAGCAGAAATTGAAGAAATTGTCAGATGTTTCAAAGCTATGATGAGTAAATATTATCATATGAGACAAGACACACAATTAATGTTTTCAATAGCAATAAATCTGGCAGATAATGTGCTGGATATTTTACGAGCTATGGAATAAAGAAAGGAGACAACCACTATGAAACCAAAAATCAATCAACTCATTAACAAATCAGTTATACAACTGAAAAGAGGTTCACCAACAATTTTAACCTGTCTTGGAGTTGCTGGGCTTGTTGCAACTACTGTATCAGCCGTTGTAGCAACACCAAAAGCAATTGAAAAGATTAGAAAAGACAGTTTGATTAATCATGATGGAGACCCATGCGGATATAGCAAGACAGAAGCTATTAAATCTGCGTGGGTCTATTATATTCCGTCAACAGTTATTGGTGTTTCAACAATCATTTGTATTGTTGGAGCAAATGTATTAAACCGCCATCAACAGGCATCTTTATCAAGTGCATATGCACTGATTAACAAATCTTACAATGAGTATAAAGAAAAACTCAAGGAATTGTATGGAGAGGAAGCTCATCAGAAAATAATCGATTCTATAGCTAAAGAGCATTGTAATGATGTATATCTTAGCGGACAGGATATATGTGGATGGAATTCATTAGACTTTGGTGAGCATGATCCGGACGAAAACCGTCTGTTTTACGATGAATATTCGAGGAGATATTTTGAAAGCTCTGTTAGCAGGGTACTACAGGCTGAGTATCACCTTAACAGAAATTTTGTAATGTCCGGTCATCTTCCAGTAAATGATTTTTATGAAATGCTTGGATTGTCTGCTCTTGATGGCGGAGAGTATGTTGGATGGAACTGTGACGATGGTATATATTGGATAGATTTTAACCATAGAAAAACAGTGTTAGATGATGGTCTCGAAGTATATATCATTGAAATGGTTTGGACACCAGACACTAATTGGTGCGATGAAGAAGATTTCACTATGGAATAGTCTATTCGCAAAATTTACAGCCACTATTATGGAAAGGAGGCAACGGGCTATGAATAGTAAAATTATTAGAATCATTGGTCTTGCTGCGACAGTAATCGGATTAGGAGCGAATCTTATTAACGATTGGGCTGATGAGCAGAAGATGAATGAGCAGATTGATAAGAAAGTTAATGAAGCTCTTGCTAAAAGAGACGCAGATACGAAGGAGTCCTAAAACAAGGGCTCTTTTGTTTTAGGGAGGTTAAGTATGTCATCAATAGATACAGCTATTGAAATTACTGAATATTGTCTAAAGCAATCAAGAAAAAATAGAGTTGATTGGTATGGCGATAGTTTTATTAGTAATAGCTACTCTATATGGGCGGCAAAAGAGTTGTTGATACGTTTGAATAACAACAGGGATATTCCGCCATTGATAACTCTTGAAAATTTTGAAGAGTTAATGGATGAGTACGCCTGCAAAAACATCAACAACAGTTTTTTATTTTCGTGTGCAAAAGATATGACACGATGGATCATTGATTTATTAATCGCATAAAGCGATATTTTGAAAGGAGATTAACATTATGTGTAAAAGAGAAATGACATTAGGAGAAGAAATTATCGGATTATCAACAAGAGGGATTGACACACCTACAGTAGAAAGAATGTACAGAAAGTATATCGAAATGGCTGCTGATAAAGAGTCAAAAGAAGCTATGAGAGCGTATTGCATTAATGATGAACTTGCGATTAAAGAATTTGTTAATGCAATATTCGGAGTTCCAGCGAAGTCCGATTTAAAAAATGCTGAGGTAGGAGATAAGACAACCATTAAGTTGAACGGATTTGGAGAATTCACAGCAACAGTACACAAGGTTACGGACGATAGAGTTATGCTTATTTTCGATGATTATGTAACTAAGAGACCTATGAATGAGTCAGATACAAATAAGGGAGGATTTGAAGAGTCAGATTTGAATAAATGGTTACATACAGAGTTCGTCAAGGCGTTACCTTATTCAATTAGAGGAAGACTCACTAATGTTACTATTCCTACAGTAGGTGAGATGTTTGGATGGGATGATGAGTGGGATAGAAACCACTTTGAAGCGGATAATGACAAACAGCTTCCTCTTATGAAGCAGAGACGCAATCGAGTTGCTTATTATAACAATGAGTGTGAGTTCGGATGGCTTCGTAATGCTACCAAGAAAGAATTTTCTTCGGCATTTTTCGCTGGTGTGAGCAGCGGTGGCTATCCGAACTACGACATCGCTTCGAACTCTTATGGGGTTCGTCCGGAAATCTGGTTGGTTAAGTAAAAATCTCCGCCCCTTGTGGGCGGGGTAATTTATAGGAAAGGAAGTAATAAAATGCATAAACCTAATATTAAAGCGGCATATAATGCAGTGAAAAAATCAACCATAAAGCATAGTCCGGAAATATTAACTGGAATAGGTATTGCCGGAATGGTAACAACAACTGTAATGGCTGTAAGAGCAACACCAAAGGCACTAAGATTAATTGATAATGCGGAGCTTAAAAAAGCCAATGAAACAAATATACCATATGAGGGACATAACCTCAGCAAAACTGAAATTATAAAAGTTACATGGAGATGTTATATTCCAGCAGGGGTAACAGGAATATTGTCTGTTGTTTGTCTGATTGGAGCAAGTTCAGTAAATGCCAGAAGAAACGCAGCACTGGCTACGGCATATTCTATAGCTGAAACATCACTCAAGGAATATCAGAATAAAGTTGTTGAAACGATTGGAGAAAAGAAAGAGCAGACTATCAGAGATGCCGTTGCAAAAGAGAAAATTGAAGCGCATCCGGCAAAAGAAAGCGAAATTATATTTGTTGGAGATGGTGAGACTCTTTGCTACGATGTATTATCCGGACGATATTTCAAGTCAAAAATTGACAGGATTAAGAAAGCTGAGAATGACTTGAACAGAAGGATGCGAGATGAAATGTATATCTCCCTTAATGAATTCTATTACGAAATTGGTTTACCATCTATTAAAATCGGTGACGACATTGGATGGAATATTGACCGAGAAGGATATATCGACCTTCGCTATACATCACAGCTTAATGACAATGACGAACCAGTATTTGTAATAGATTACGGATGTGGACCTAGATATGACTATAGAAACTTGATGTAGGTTCGCAAAATTTACAGCCACTATTATGGAAAGAATAACAAATTTTTAATCTGAAAGGAGATTAACATTATGGAAACAAATGAAATCATGAACAACGAAGAGGTTATGGACACAACAGAGGAAATCGTAAAGACAGCTTCCAAAGGTGGCTTCAGTAAGGTAGCAACTATCGGTGTGGCTATGATTGCAGGCGGTTTAGCTTACAAGTTCGTAGTAGCACCAGCAGTTAGTAAACTGAAGGAAATGAAAGCGCGTAAAGGGTTTAGTGTTGTTGAAAATGAGACCACAGTTGAGGATGAAAACACTGAAACAGTTGATGAGAATGATTCTGAAAATTAAAGAATTATTATTCTGACAGGAGTGAGGGAGAGTACCTATAACAAGGTGCTTTCTCTCTTATTTTTTTATTATGGAGGTATTGTTATGAACCAGTATGCTTATAATGGTCCAGTTATGGAATTTGGCAGGTGTATTGCCGATAATTGGGCGGGGTCTACATACGCGACATCTGAAAAGAAAGCAAAGAGTAATTTAGCGTATCAGTTTAAGAAAAATAATAACCGTATGCCAGCATCGAAAATTACTTTGCCTGGGGAGTTAATGGTTATCAATTAGGAGGAAAAGAATGGAAGAATACAAGTCCAACTCACATAAATCGAGAGAACGAGCGAAAGCTGAACTACCAGAAAAGAAGGTAGAAAAAATTGTATCCGGTTCTGTTAAGACAAAGAAAAAGAGCGGAATTAATAAACTTGCAGGGATATTTGTTCCAGAAGATGTAGATAACGTAAAAAGCTACATTTTCGAGGATATCGTTGTGCCTGCCGTGAAGGATATTATTCTCGATGCTGTTAAGGCGGTTCTTGGAGTTAAGAGCCCTAGTGGTAAAAGATCGTCCGCAAGCAAAGTATCTTATCGCAAATATTATGAAGACCCAGCACAGGGCAACAGAAGAAATTACAATTCACAGAGTTCTATTGGTGGTTGTGATTTCGATGATATTTACTTTGACACCAGAACTGAGGCAGAAAATGTATTAGCTGCTATGGACGAAATCGTTGCAAGTTACAGAATTGTAAGTGTTGCGGACTATTTCGATTTGGTCGGTATTGACGGTCCGTGGACAGGAAATAACTACGGCTGGACTGATAATATCAGAAATGCAAGAATTATTAATACCAGAGATGGATATACTATCAAGTTTCCAAGAGCAAATCCAATAGATTAGGAGGCAGATTATGTACGAGTCAAAAGATGTTATGGTATCACATCCAGCTCATTATCAGAGTGAAACTGGATTAGAGGTAATTGATGTTATTGAGGCATTTACATTTGATTTGAAAGGTATTGAGGCTACTGACACTGGAAATGTACTCAAATATATGTGCCGTTGGAAAAATAAGAACGGCGTACAGGACTTAGAAAAAGCGAGATGGTATTTAGAGCATCTCATTGATCATGTAAAACTTTTAGAAGAGGAGAACAAATAATCATGAAAAAGAATGAAATTATTGCAAAAGTAACAACCGCTGTAAATACAGCAACTATTAAAGTAAAAAAGCATAGCCCGGAAATTCTTATCGTAGCCGGTGTTATTGGAACGGTTGCAAGTGCTGTTATGGCTTGTAAAGCTACAACAAAATTAAGTACAGTGTTAGAAGAGCATAAAAAAGATGTGGATGCTGTACATGAATGCTCTGAAAATGAGGAAATCAAAGCGGATTATTCACAGGAAGATGCAAAGAAAGACTTAACTATCATTTACGCCCAGACAGGGGTAAAGCTTGTTAAGTTATATGCTCCGGCTATTGCATTAGGCGCATTATCACTTACAAGTATTGTGGCATCTAATAATATTCTCAGAAAGAGAAATGTAGCTTTGGCAGCAGCATATGCAACCGTCGATAAGTCTTTCAAGGAATATCGTAGTCGTGTTGTTGAAAGATTTGGGGAACAGGTAGACAAGGAACTGAAATATGATATTAAGGCGAAGAAATTCGAGGAAACTGTAAAAGACCCGGAAACAGGTAAAGAGAAGAAAGTGAAATCTACTGTCAATGTGGCAAATGCAGACAGCGGATATGCAAGATTCTTTGATGAGACTTGCAATGGATATGAGAAAGATACACAGTACAATTTACTTATGTTACGCGGACAGCAGCAGTATGCAAATGATCTTTTACACGCTAGAGGATATGTGTTCTTAAATGACGTATACGATATGCTTGGAATTGACAGAACTAAGGAAGGTCAGATTGTAGGCTGGGTATATAACAAGAACAATGAAGTTGGTGATAACTTCGTAGATTTTGGCATCTTAGAAACAAACAGAGAAACTGAAGACGGATCTTATGAGCCAGCAATTTTATTAGACTTCAACGTGGATGGTAATATATTAGATCTGATTTAAACGGAGAATTTGCATATGAAAAAAATAATTTGGATGATACTATTGGTAATCACCTGTTCTTTTTGTATAGCAGCATCGCCAATCACGACAAGTGAAGACGATAAAATTACTGACAAAGTGGTAGTTGAGGTTATCAAAACTGAGGCGGTTGAAGAAGTATCATTTAGTCCGAAGGAGGAAGTAGTAGTACAAGAGCCTGCACCTCAAGATGTTGTTTGTGAAATTGATACTGATATTTCAGACGATGATATTGAGTTAATAGCTCTTGTTACTATGGCTGAAGCTGAGGGAGAATGTGAAGAAGGCAAACGATTAGTTATTGATACTATTTTAAATCGTGTTGATTCTATTTCTTTTCCGAATACAGTTTATGAAGTAGTTTATCAGCCAAGTCAGTTTTCTTCTATGTGGAATGGACGAGTCGACAGATGCTATATTGACGATTATATTTGTCAGCTTGTAGAGGAAGAACTTCGTAACCGAAAAAATTACGATGTCATATTCTTTACAGCTGATAAATATGGAAACTATGGAACACCTATGTTTCAGATTGGAAACCACTATTTTTCAAGTGGAGAATAGAAAGGAGAATTGTTATGCATGTAGTAGGATTAACATTATCAGCAGTTGCAGGAATTTGCTTTTGGAGTGGTCTGGCTGTTTTATTCGGTGGAAAGGAGCACTAATTATGGAAGGAATTGGTAACTTCATATCAATGATGGACTATATTCTTGATACCCATCGAAAAAGACATATTACAGGGGGCATTCTGTTGAGTGCCTCTTTACTTTTTGGCGGTTTAGCATTAACCGTTATGACTATCAAGACAGAGGAGGATAACAATGAACAGTAAAGTATCATTTATTTTAGGCACGATTATTGGTGCTGGAATTGGTGTAGCTGGTACATATTCATACTTTAAAGATAAGTATGAGAAACTCGCAGAAAAAGACTTCAATTCAAGAAGAGTATTTGACGAGGATAAAAAAGACGAATCGGAAGAGCCTGTTGCTGAAAAAACTGCTGACAGTAGAACTGTAGACAAACCGAGTATTGCTGAATATGCAGCAAGATTACAGAAAGAAGGCTATGTAAACTATAGCGATATGCAAGATAAAAAACAGAAGCAGGAAATTGGTGTTGACAAACCATATGTTATACAGCCGTCAGATTTCGGAGAGTTTGACGATTACGAAAAAATCAGTCTCACATATACAGCTGACGGGGTGTTACTAGATGATATGAATGAAATTGTGGATGATATTGAAGAAACTGTTGGGGAAGATTCACTTGAGCATTTCGGAGAGTATGAGGACGACTCAGTCTATGTGAGAAACGATGCTAAGAAATGCGATTATGAAATTCTGTTAGACCAGAGAAACTATCAGGAAATTTTTGAAACTCAGCCACATGGAACGGAGATGTAATGACCAGAGACGAATTAAAATTTGATTATTTCGATTGGATGTATGGTCTGGTATGTGATACAAAATATCCGAAGAAATTATCATATAGAAAGCTATTAAATTTTCTCCACAATATGGATTTCACATATCAGCTTACTATGGACAGCAATCGATTTGAGGACGGTATTGAACTACGTTATCGATTTGGATACGAGAACGGATATGACTGCTCTGTTATAGCGAATTATCTGGATGATAGTCCATGTAGCGTATTGGAGATGCTAATAGCACTTTCAATTCGTTTAGAGGAACATATTATGGACGACCCAGAGATTGGCGACAGAACAGGACAATGGTTCTGGAATATGATTACTAATCTTGGGTTAGGCTCTATGGATGACAGAAAATTTAATGAGAATCGTGTTGAAGATATTATAACGAGATTTTTAGAAAGACAGTATGAGCCAGACGGGCAAGGTGGATTATTCACACTTGAAAATTGTCGCTATGATCTGAGAAAAGTTGAAATTTGGTATCAGGCATGTTGGTACCTTGACAGTATTACTTGATTTGAAAGGAGATTACTTATTATGAACGATTTTGTAAGTTATATTTTTAGAAATATGGATGCTACAGATAAGCATCTTGTACGCATTTACAAAGCACTGGTGCATCAGAACAAATTTAATAAGGCTGTGACATTATTTAGTGTTGTTACAACTTTAAATTTATTTGCAATGCGTACTGATAGTAAAAAAATGCAACAGGAGATCGCAGCTTTGCGAAAAGAAATTGATGAGTTGAAGGAATCGGAAGGAGTATAAAAATGTGATGTTGGATTTTATGGTGGTTTCAACGCGTAGTACAAAGCGCGGAACAATAGAAATCTATCCAAAGTTCCTTATTAAAAAAAGCACAGATCTTATGATTCGAGGTGGTGATTTTTACGCTATCTGGATAGAAGAACGTGGTTTATGGTCTACAGACGAACAGGATGCTTTACAACTTATAGACCGCGAACTGGATAGATATGCTGAGGAGAATCGCCAACGCTTTAACTCAGATATTAAAGTCCTGCATATGTGGGACGCTGAGAGCGGAATGATTGACTCTTGGCATAAATACTGTCAGAAACAATTAAGAGACAGTTTTCATACGCTTGACGATAAACTTATATTTTCCAATACGGAAACGACAAAAAAAGATTATGCAAGCAAGCGACTTAATTATCCTCTTGAAGATGGAGATTTAACAGCATACGAAAAACTGATTAGCACTTTATATTCTCCGGAAGAACGAATGAAGATAGAGTGGGCTATTGGTTCCATAGTATGTGGTGAGTCGCAGAAATTACAGAAATTTCTTGTACTATACGGAGCAGCTGGTACAGGTAAATCAACAATTTTAAATATTATTCAGCAGTTATTTGAGGGTTACTACTCAGTCTTTGATGCGAAAGCATTGGGGTCTAGTAGTAACTCTTTTGCGTTAGAGGCGTTTAAAAGTAATCCATTGGTGGCTATTCAGCACGACGGAGACTTATCAAGGATTGAGGATAACACAAGGCTTAACAGTTTGGTATCCCATGAGCTGATGACTGTAAATGAGAAATTTAAGTCAACATATGCAAACCGCTTTAAATGTTTCTTATTTATGGGAACTAATAAACCGGTACGTATCACAGATGCAAAATCCGGTCTTATAAGACGATTGATTGATGTATCTCCATCTGGAAATAAATTGAATCCAAAGGAATATAAAACAATCGTGAAACAGGTCGGCTTTGAACTCGGAGCTATTGCGTATCATTGCCAGGAAATATATTTGGATAATCCTGGCAGATACGATGATTATATTCCAATTTCAATGCTTGGTGCATCTAACGATTTCTATAACTTTATAGCTGATTCTTATTATGTGTTTAAAAAAGAAGATGGAACAACGCTTAAGGCAGCATGGGAAATGTATAAGAATTACTGCGATGAAGCGAAAGTTGGTTATCCGTTATCGAGACGCGCCTTCCAGGAAGAATTGAAGAACTATTTCAAGGATTTCCAGGAGAGATTTAACTTTGATGACGGTTCAAGAGTACGAAGCTATTACATAGGATTCAGAACAGATAAGTTTGAAAGTGATACTCAAACAAAGAAAAAAGAGACACCAAAAACTTATCAGATAGAGTTCAAAGAACAGGAGTCAATATTTGATTCTGTATGTGCAGATTGTCCAGCACAATATGCTTCACAAAATGAAACCCCACAGCAGAAATGGGAAAAAGTAAAAACAAAATTATCTGCTCTGGATACATCACAAATTCATTATGTGAAAGTTCCAGAAAATCATATTATTGTAGATTTTGATATTCCAGATGAAACGGGAAATAAATCTTTCGAAAAGAATTTGGAAGCCGCCAGTAAGTTGCCACCGACTTATGCAGAGTTGAGTAAAAGTGGTCAAGGGATACATCTCCATTATTTATATTCTGGAGACCCTTCTCAGCTAAGCAGAATCTACGATGACCATATAGAGGTAAAGGTATTTACAGGTAAAAGTTCGTTAAGAAGAAAACTAACGAAATGCAACGATTTACCAATAGCTACTATATCCTCTGGGTTACCAATGAAAGGAGAAGACAAAATGGTAAATTTTGATGCCATAAAAAGCGAGAAAGGACTTAGGACACTTATAAAGAGAAATCTCAATAAGGAAATCCACCCAGGAACTAAGCCAAGTATCGATTTCATATACAAAATATTGGAGGATGCTCATAGTAGTGAACTCAAATATGATGTAACAGATATGCGAAATGCGGTATTAGCATTTGCAGCGAACAGCTCTCATCAGGCAGAGTATTGTATTAAGCTCGTCAACAAGATGCAGTTTAAATCGGAAGAAAATTCAAATGCTGTAAAGAATGATGATGCAAAGCTTGTATTCTATGATATTGAGGTATTTCCGAACCTGTTTCTGGTCAACTGGAAAATCGAGGGCGAGGGAAAGCCTGTTGTTAGAATGATTAATCCGACCCCAAGCGAAATTGAGGAATTAATACAGCTTAGATTGGTCGGATTTAACTGTCGACGATATGATAATCATATTATGTACGCCAGATTGATGGGATATACAAACGAACAACTGTTTAACTTATCACAAAAGATTATTAATAACAGTCCAAATTGTTTCTTCGGAGAAGCCTACAATATTTCATTCACAGATGTATATGATTTCTGTTCAAAGAAGCAATCTCTTAAGAAGTGGGAAATTGAGCTGAGTAACATGGCTAATGATCCGCATTCGAAGATGGACGATGAAGTCAGAGCATTATGTAAAAAGATAAAGCATCACGAGCTTGGACTTCCTTGGGACCAGCCTGTTCCAGAAGAACTTTGGACAAAAGTAGCTGAATATTGTGATGATGATGTTATCGCCACAGAGGCTACATACAAAGCAAATCTTGGTGATTTCGTTGCCAGAGAGATTTTGGCAGAGTTAGCTAATGGTTCAGTAAATGATACTACCAATAGTTTGACTACAAAATTTATATTTGGAAAGAACCGTAATCCTCAGAGTGAATTTATGTATAGAGATTTGTCTGAGCCGGTTACGGAATTACCAGATGATGTGTTAGCATTCTTAAAAGAGGCAAAACCGGAGATGATGGCTGAGCCATTCCACGGACCCAAAGGTGATAGTTTATTACCATATTTCCCAGACTATAGATTCGAGAACGGAAAATCCCTTTACAGAGGTGAGGAAGTTGGAGAAGGCGGAGAAGTATGGGCGGCTCCTGGAATGTACGGACGTTCAGAAACAGAAGATGTTGGTTCGATGCATCCTAACTCAGCTATATCAGAGTGCTTATTTGGACCAGATTTCACAAAGAGGTTCAAAGATATTTTGGACATCCGTATCTATATTAAGCATGGTGATTTCGATATGGTACGAGATATGTTTGAAGGTGCATTAGCCAAATATCTTGATGATACAGGTAAGGCAAAGGCACTGGCTCAAGCATTGAAGATTGCGATTAATTCTGTGTACGGATTAACAGCCGCAGGATTTATGAATGCCTTCAGAGACTCAAGGAATAAGGATAATATTGTAGCAAAGCGAGGAGCTTTGTTTATGATTGACCTTAGACATGAAGTTGAAACACAGGGATACAAAGTAATTCACATTAAGACGGACTCTATTAAGATTGAAAATCCGGATGATTATATTCTTGATTTCATTTGTAAGTATGGCAAACGTCACGGATATGATTTCGAGGTAGAGCATATATTTGACAGGATTTGCTTGGTCAACAATGCTGTATATGTTGCAAAATTGGCTGACGATGATCCGGAAAAACCAGGAACATGGACCGCTACAGGAACTCAGTTTCAGATTCCTTATGTATTTAAGTGTCTCTTTAGTAAAGAGGATATTAAATTCGAGGATATGTGTGAAACGAAGTCTGTAAGCGGTTCTTTATATTTGGACTTAAATGAGGACTTACCGGATGTGTCTCAATATGAAAAAGAATTTAGTAAAGCTGAAAGCGATTTCAAGAAAGGGCTGCTATCAGATACAACATTTGAAAGCACCTGCCAGAAATTAAATCCGCTTATTGCAGAGGGACACAATTATCGATTTATCGGAAAAGTTGGACAGTTCTGTCCGATTAAAGACGGATGCGGTGGTGGATTACTTATGCGTGAGAAAGACGGTAAATATTATGCCGCAACAGGTACAAAGGGATATAGATGGCTGGAATCTGAGATGGTCAGAGAACTTGATAAAGTTGATGACATTGACAGGTCTTACTATGACAAACTTGTGAATGAGGCAGTAGATACTATTTCTCAATATGGTGATTTTGAAATGTTTGTGTCGGATGACCCATTTATAACGGAGAAGAAGCAGAATACACCAAAGCTTATGCCTTGCGGAGATGCTAAATACGCAACTTGCTTTGACTGTCCGCACTTCAATGATGACGCATATCATATGGATTGTGAAAAAAATTATGATATTTCAGAAGTGATTTCAAGTCAGGTGATGAATCCACCTGTAGAAACTAAATAACAATTAAAGGAGATTTTTATCATGGCTAATAAAGCAGTAGGAAACATTAAAATTGAAGGGGCTCACATTATGTTTAGAAACTTCAGAGGGGAAGAGTCTAAGTACAATCGTGCTGGAGACAGAAACTTCTGCGTACTTATCGAAGATGACATGGATGTTGAGCAGTTATCAAATGATGGATGGAATGTAAGAATTCTTGAGCCTAGAGATGAGGGAGATGAGCCAAAGCATTATATTCAGGTCGCTGTAAGTTACAAGAACATTCCACCAAAGATTTATATGGTTACTAGAAGAACAACTACTGAATTAGATGAGGATTCTATCAGCACATTAGATTTCGCTGAAATCAGTAATGTTGATTTGGTAATTAGACCATATTCCTGGGAAGTAAATGGAAAGACTGGAATTAAGGCATATGTTAAGACGATGTATGTAACTATCGAAGAGGATGAGTTTGCTGAAAAATATGCAAGAGAAGAAGCTCCGGTAGAGGACGAGGTTCCATTCCATTAAAATCTGCGGGTGTCAGCTAATTATGGTTGGCACCCATTTATATTTGAAAGGAGACACATATGTTCTTTAAGAAAAAGTCATTTAACAAACCGAAGCCACCGGTTAAGAAAGTGACAAAGAAATGGGAACCGACAATTGATTTATCAAACATTGATAAGAAGAAAACGGTTGAACCCAAACAAAAAGTAGAAATAAAAACAGAAAAAATGCCGGTTGGGACATATTCAAAAGACTTTCTGAATGAGTTTAATAAACTGACGAGGACTCATAGACCATTTGATGTTTGGAGAGATTTTGTGGTTATGTTTGCGTGTGCAATATCAAATCCTCTTGATAAATTTCATTACAAAGACAGAGAGGAAAGATATTTGAGTATCATTCATAAATACAGTAAGGACGAACAGATGATATTTCCTAAACTGGCTGCATATACAACGATGGCTTTGGATGCTAATCCAGAACAGGATTTCTTAGGGAAAATGTTTATGGATTTAGGACTTGGTAACAATTCAGCCGGTCAGTTCTTCACACCATATTCAGTTTGTCAGTTGATGGCAGATGTTGTTACTAGCGATTTAGATAATAATCTTCAAGATAAGTTGGAAAAGCAAGGTTATATTTCTCTTGCCGATGAATGCTGTGGAGCAGGAGCAACCCTTATAGCTGCTATTAATACTATTAAAAGAAAGATGGAAAAAGCAATGCCATCGATGAACTTTCAAAGACATTTACTAGTTGTCGGACAGGATATTGATGAAACAGTTGCTCTTATGTGCTATATACAAATTTCTTTACTTGGTGTAGCTGGTTATATAAAAGTTGGAAATTCTATAACAGATCCGATGACCACGGATGACGATAAGAGCAAATACTGGTATACACCTATGTACTTTTCGAATATTTGGGTGATTAGAAGATTTTAATAACAAAGAAAGGATGACACCATATGAAAAAGAAATATTCAATTTCTCAGAAAAAGTGCGAGCAGGGACTGGTAGCTTTTTATGGTTATGTAGCCGAGATATGCAATATAGAAGTTACAGAAAAGAGCACATTTGATTGCACAAAGATTTGTGTAACGAAACCTGTGCAGGATTCCATAATACGATATTATTCTGAATATCAGAAATTATCAGATGAAGAAATCGGTACAAAATTGCTTCTGTGCGGACCTAAAGCAAATCTCATAGGTGCTGGATACGAAGTTGAAGTTGAGGATGGTTTTGTCATTGAGGGTAAATAAATGGCAGGTGTTACATTAAGAAACTATCAATTAGATGCAATAAAAAAGGATGAAAACAGGTTGCATTTTATGTGGTGGTGTTGGAAGTGGAAAATCCTTAACTTCAATAGCTTATTACTATGTGCGAAATGGTGGAATTATTGGGACTGATATTTATGAACCAATGGATGACCCACCTAAAGATTTGTACATTATAACGACCGCCAGAAAGCGTGATACTTGTGAATGGGATGGGGAATTAGCACCATTTTTATTGTCTACACATGATGATGCGAATTTATATTCTAACAAAGTGATTGTGGATTCATGGAATAATGTGAAGAAGTATTCAGATGTAAAAGACGCTTTCTTTATATTTGATGAACAAAGAGTCGTTGGAAGCGGAACATGGGTAAAGGCATTCTTGAAGATTGCGAAAAGTAACGAGTGGATTTTGTTATCTGCTACACCCGGGGACACTTGGCAAGATTATATACCGGTTTTTGTTGCGAATGGATTCTATAAAAATCGAAGTGAATTTACAAGAGAACATATTGTTTATAGCAGATTTAGCAAGTTTCCGAAGATTGACAGGTATCTTAATACAGAACGTTTAACCAGGCTTCGGAATAAAATTCTTGTTAATATGGATTTCAAACGAGAAACGGTATCTCACCACGAAGATATTTATGTTGGATATGACTCCATTAAATATAAGGAAGTAACTAAAAATCGATGGGACCCATATAAAAATGAACCCCTCCAGAATGCAGCAGGTCTTTGCTATGTATGGCGGAAGCTTGTAAATATGGATGAATCAAGACAAGTGGCGTTGCTTGAGGTTATGGAGAAGCATTCGAAAGCTATTATATTTTACAACTTTGATTATGAGTTGGAGCTATTGAAAAATATTCTAACAGAATATGAAGTTGCAGAATGGAACGGTCATAAGCATCAACCAGTTCCGACAAGTGATAAATGGGCTTATCTTGTTCAATACAATGCTGGAGCAGAGGGATGGAACTGCATTACAACGGATACAATTATATTCTTCTCACAAAATTATTCTTACAAAATAATGGCTCAATCAGCAGGAAGGATTGACAGAATGAATACACCATTTAAAGACTTATATTATTATCACTTGAAATCTCGCTCTGGAATTGATACAGCCATAGCCAGAGCATTAAAAGAGAAAAAGACGTTTAATGAAAGGAGATACGTAAAATGGTAAACAATTCAGTAAAGGTAGTAGGACAGATACGATTAGGTAGTAGTGTTCTTGATGTATATGGTGATTTGGATGAACCATTGTTCAAGGCAGCAGATATAGCAAATATTATCGAGTATAGTTACGGAAATACGTGGCGAATGCTTGATATGTGTGAGGCTGATGAAAAGCTGAACCTACCAATGGTAGTTGCAGGTCAGAGAAGATCTGTAAGTTTTGTAAATGAGCACGGATTGTATAGTATTCTTTCACAGAGTAGAAAAGAAATTGCCAGAGCTTGGAGAAGGGTTGTTCACGATGAACTTATCAATCTCAGACGAACAAAAGGGTTTGATATTTCCGAGCAGTTTGATGAATGGAACAACGCTATGGACAATATATATTTCGACGAAGCAACCGGACAGCTTATGCAATCAGTCACTACTCCTGGCGGAGATGTAGAACAGATACCATATAAAGGATAGGCGCTTTATGGAGAATTTATATTTTGAAGTTGATTTTGAAAAATATTGCAAGACCTGTGAGCATAAAGACTTGGACGAGAAATGTGACCCTTGTTGTGAGTGTTTAGATCATGGCTGCAATACTCAATCAGAAAGACCTGTAAATTGGAAGGAGAAGAATGAATAAAGGTACAGAAATAGAAAAGGTAATTGCATATTTAGAAAAACGAAAACAAGAAGGATATACACATGTAGCTATAACAACACCAGATAAAATGTATGATTCAAGTATTTTTTATGACGAATGCAGTAGGAAAAATGAAGGTGTGCTGCGTATAGGCTCATCATGCCCGAGGTGTTTAACTTGTTTTAACTATAGTAAGTACCGAAAGGAGGATACTCAATGAGAGATACAGTTTTAGTAAGTATTGATTATGATGATAAGACCAATAAAGGTGTACTGTGTGTTGGAAGACAGTTGCCGAATAAATCTGTTGATATTGTTAATGCGATCGATGGTCCAGAAGCCAAGGAACTGTTTGTAAAGTTAATCACGAAAAAGGCGGTGAAGAAATGAGTTTCCAGTATGACCAATATTTAGCAAATCACAGGGCTAATGTTAAAAGAGGATTTGACTGGCTATGTGAAAATTTACCAGATGTTACGAATAATATTTCAGATGCAGCCTGGCAGATTGAGTTTGCTCACGATAAGTCGAAGGATGAAGAAGACGAGTATAATGCATACGATGAATATTTCTATGGAAATAACAGGTCTTATAAAGTCGTCCAGGATTATGAAAAAGCATGGCTGATACATATTCATAGAAACCCACATCACTGGCAGTATTGGATACTTATTCATGACGATATGGAAAATGGAGAATTAGAGACTATTCTTGAAATGCCATACGATTATATTGTGGAGATGATTTGTGATTGGTGGGCTTTTAGTTGGGCTAAAGGAAATTTGTATGAAATATTTAACTGGTACGCCGAACATTCTGAATTCATGAAACTTGCGCCTAGAACCAGAGAAACTGTTGAGGATATTCTTGATAAGATAAAGAATAGACTGGATAGTTTGGAAGTTGAGCATAGTGGTGTAAAAGGAATGAAGTGGGGTGTTAGAAATGGTCCGCCATATCCTATAAAAGATAACGGACGAGTTGCAACTGTGCAGAAACATGGTACAATAAAAACAACAAAAATACCTAGAGAAAAATTTACAGAATATGCACTTAATCCAGATAAAGCACCGAATAAAGCAAGAGCGTTTAAGTCGGCATTGGGATATACGAAAGATAACGCTGACGAGTTAATTAATAGTATCAATGAACATTTTGATGTTACTAAATTAGAAGAGCGTGGCGATGGCGGATACGGAATGAGGTACCAACAAATCATGAAATTAAAAGGTCCTAATGAAAAAGAAGCAAATGTTCTTACAGCTTGGATAGATGACGGTAATGACGGTATTAAATTAACAAGTGCATATGTTACAAAGAAGGAGGCTTCAGAATGAAAATAAATCTGTATGATAGGGTTATATTAAAAGATGGAAGAAAAGCTTCGATTGTTGAAATCCTAGAAGAAGGTGTCGCATATATTGCTGATGTGGATTTACCTGGTCAGGATTGGGATACAGTAGAAATCAAATATGAAGATATTGAAAGATTAGAATAGAAAAAAATATAGTATATGTGACCCCATGAGTCTTTTATAGGCTTGTGGGTTATTTTTATTTAAAGGAGACGAATACAATGGAAAATAATATTATTGCAGTAGATTTTGATGGAACTTTATGTGAGAACAAATACCCTGATATCGGCGAGCCAAATATGGAACTTATTGATTTCCTTATGAATTGTCAGTTAAATGGTGATAAGGTTATTCTTTGGACTTGTAGAAACGAGAAACAGACAAAGGCGGCTGTTGACTGGTGTTCAGAGAAAGGGCTTGTCTTTGACGCTGTTAATGAGAATCTTCCAGAAATTATTACTGAGTTTGGTGGAGATACCAGAAAGATATTTGCAAATATTTATATCGATGACAGGAATGTGTCTTTATATTCTTGCAGAGAAAAGACCTCTATGGATTTATGGGCTGAAAATGAGGTGGAGCTGGCTTGCGAACATGAGAAATCTGGTGATGATGGCGATGGATGTGCTTGCTACAGAAGTGCATTAAAGGCATTTGACAGTCTTATGGAGGATGAACATAGTGGTATGAGTATTGGAATTACTAGAAATATTCTTAACCGCTTAATTGCAGGAAAGCCATTAACACCAATTGTAGATACTGATGATATTTGGGATGCCGGTGCTAGTTTTGAGAAAAATGGAGAGAAATCAATTCAGTGCAAACGAATGAGTTCTTTGTTTAAGCATATCAAAGAAGATGGCTTAATTAGTTACAACGATGTAGCAAGAGCTGTATGTGTGAGTATCAATAACCCGAACAATACTTATCATAGCGGATTAATTGATAAGATTATGGACGAGATGTTTCCTATCACTATGCCATATATGCCGTCAACAAAACCATTCTATGTATATTGTGAGGATTTCTTATATGACACAGAAAATGGGGACTTTGATACCGTTGGCGTATTCTATGTGATTACTCCAAATGGAGAAAAGGTTAAGATTAACCGCTTCTTTGCAGAGAAAGATAATAAGTTTGAAGAGATTGATATTTTCAAATATGACGCAAGAAAAGAGGCTGCGGAGCAATTAAAGAAAGCTAATGTTCAGAGAGGAGCTGGAGAATGAATAGAACTAGATTTATTCAAGGTTTAAATAGTAATATTGAACTTTCTGATAAAGAGAGAAGGCGAGCTATACGAAATAGCATAAATAAGAGACCTTGGAAATTGAATTGCACTATTGCTATGGAGGAATTTGCAGAACTCACACAGCAGGTTAGCAAACAAATTAGAGGTTATGGTGACAGAATTGGACTCATAGAAGAGATGGCAGATGCTTATATTTGCTTGAAACTTCTGGAGTCCATTTTTAATATCTCACCAGAAGATATGCAGAAAGCAATTGATGTGAAGATGGATAGAGAAAGGAAAAGATAATGAATCGAACAACAAAAATTAATGTTCTTGCATATGCTTCACGACCAGAAATGGATATCAACTACTTCGGAGATATTGTGGAATATCAAGGAAAAAGATATTTTGTCAGCCTCTCCGAAGAAGTGGTTGAATTTCGTGGAATTGTGAAAGAAAGTGGTAAAGTAAGCGATATGAAAAATTTGAAAGCGAGGAGGTAATAAAATGATATTTGTAATTAACAGCCTTAAATACGATACTACCAAAATGGAGTTGATATCAACAAAATGTGAATATAAATATACCGGAACGATGCTTAATATGACTCTCAGATATAGTGGAAAAAATGTAAAGATATTCAAAAGTTTAAAAAATCATTGGCTTTTGACATATGAAACAGATTATAAAAATTGTGCAGTCGCATTGTCTGAGGAAGAAGCTAAGAAATATCTTATGCATTATGATTTAGAAGCATATGAAAAATATTTTGGAGAATTGGAGGAAGCGTAAATGATTGAAATTATTAAACCCGGAACCAAAGAGAAAATCAGTTGCAACTCGTGTGGGTGTTTATTCAGTTATGAAAAAGAAGATATAGAAATCGGGCACCCACATAATTTGCATCCTTTAGTAGCTACAGAAAGCAAGTATATAACTTGTCCACAGTGTAACGAAAAAATAGAATTGGAGGCTACAAAATGATGTTATACGTAGTTCATGGAAATACCTATTATTACGGATACGGACATATCGAAAATATATTCGGTATCTATGCGAAAAAAGATGATGCAGAAGCCGCTAAAGAATTAATAACTAAAAAACTCTACGAAAAAGAAATTGCAAGAGGTCAGATGTCTGTTGTTGCAGATATATCAGACATCGAAGTGGAAATCGCAGAAATTGAAGCAGGCAGACTTGTAGAGATTGAACTTGGAGGGTATTGTGAATGATTAAATTAGAACACGTAGTTCTGGCGAGTCCGGAGCAGATGGAGTTTATTATTGAAGGTATGCGTAATCCTATGAATTCGTGGGAGAAGAGTGATAGTGAGTATTTGGGATGTGAAATTGATGAGACCGATTTAGCTGAGTGGTTTAAATTGGGCAAAAATGACCACTCACTCATGCAGTGTCTCTCCTATGCAGGCACAGAACACAGAAAATTTATGCGAATGATGCCTGTGTATGTTAGAATTACTGCACCTTTATATTGGTGGAAAGAATTTGATACATACAAAGTTGGTACTGTTGCTAACAGTTGTAGTACCATGCATAAAATCCAAGCTAAGGAATTTAAACTGGAGGATTTCTCTCACGAACATATGGACATTGCTTCTGAAACATGCCTTGAAACAACTATTGGGTATTTGAATCTTTTCAGACAGAGCTTTTTAGAGAATCATGACAAGGATATTTGGTGGCAGATAATTCAGCTTCTTCCGAGCAGTTATAACCAGACGCGCAACGTTATGATGAATTATGAGGTGCTGGTAAATATTTATAAATCTCGTAAGAATCATAAGCTGGACGAATGGAGGAACTTCTGCAAGTGGATTGAAGAGCTTCCGTATTCTGAGCTGATTACTGGAGGCGTGGAATGATAAGTATAATGCCGAAGTGGTTAAGAAAGATATTTCATAAGAAGCCAGATCCGTGTGATGGATGCGATATGGCTATGCTTACAAGTTGGATTTCCTGTGATACTTGCGTAGATGGATGTAATAAGCGGAAAGCTACAGAAAAAGAACTTGACGATTTTATGAAATATAGAGGAAGTCTTATGGGTAAGGAGTGATATTTTGACAGTTATAGTAAAAGACTACTGGAAGTCTCATGTCAGTTCTGTAATTTATGGATATTGCGTTTGCGGGCGAGAGGTACAGCACTCAGCTAAGAAGATTGATGAAAAGTGTCCATTATGCGGAGCAACTCTTGAGTGGGATTTATCAGATAAGAAATTATGGCATAACGGAAAGGAGAACGAAACAATATGACACATGATAAGTATGATACTGATATTTTAAAAACTCTAAAGTCTATAGATGCGAGTTTGAAGAGTATTGCCAAAAGTGTACAGCCAGTAAACACAACAGTCGTTATTGATAACAACTCAGAAGAGGCTGTAAAAGAGTTCCTAAATTCATTACATAGAAAAAATGTTCAACAGGGGGATGCGGAATGTTAGCAAAAATTTTTAGTGTTTGTACAGCACTGCTTATTGTATTTGTAGTAATACCGTCATTCAGCATTGGATTGATAATATGGTGGAATTTTATTCATTATATATTCTTCGAGCCAAGTAGAAATGAATGTGGCGAAATCGACGAATGCATCGGCTGTAATATTGAGGATTGTTATGATATTCATGGCGATGGCACAAACAAGAAGTGTAAATGGAAAAATTTAATCGATAAGAAAACGGAGGAAATGAAAGATGACAATTAACGAGTTACTACCTATTTTAATACTGTTGTTTGTGGTGTTTATTTTGGTATACACACTTACAACTAGAATTTTAGAAAGTTTTGAGTATGAGTCAAAGATGGAGACGCTTGGTAAAATCGCGAAAGCTATGATCGAAAGAGGTTCAAACATCAATTTTGAGAACCTCATGAATGTGTCGGACAAAGAAAAGAAGGACAAGAAATAATAGGCTAAGGAGAAGTAAATGTATATGATTAGTGGGTTCGGTTACAGAAATCCAGAAGGTTATCCGGACCCAACTGCGTATAGTGCAATAAATAATGTAGAGAAAGCACAGGTGGAAACCAAGGTATCACCAGAAGATGAAGAACGTTTTCACAAGCTTTTAAATACTATATTTACTATATGTGAGTTGGCTGGATTTCATATTGAAGGAAGAATTGCTATAAAAGACTGTAAAACAGGTAAAATTTGGAGGTAACGGTATGGAATATGATGATATTTTACAGACATTATGTGATGTGTGGGAAAGAGTTAAGGAAGCCATGAGGAAATTTGCCGAACGAATGAGGGAACTTTTCGGAAGATTATCTAAGGTTATCGAGCCTGGAAAGCCTATAAAGGTGACAGATTATCGCTGTTATAGGGACTTTTACGTTCGTGCAGAGTATACATATATTCCAATATTCCGCAGAAATATGCCGTATCACAGAAGAAATTTTTAAGATTTGGAGGTGAATTTACAGGTGAATAAGCGTGGAAGACCGCCTAGAGACGACGGAGAAGTGAAAAATAAGCAGTATAGATTGCGTTTGTCAGACTGTGAGGAGTCTATTTTGGATGAATTATCGACTGAATATGGTATGCCAAAGGCTGAAATTCTGAGAAGAGGACTAAGAATGCAACATAATTTGCTGAGACATACTGGGTAAATTGATAAAAATTGGCTAAATTCGTGGATATCCATTTAATCATTTTTGGTCATTTTCTGCCCACTTTTGGGAAAATAAAAACGGGTAGAGACTGAAAAATTTGGGCAAAAGTGCGAAAAATATTTAGTGGATATCCAACTTTGGTCAAAAATTTGGGTTTTCTGCCCACTTTTTAAAACGTTTTTGTCCATAGACCGAATGCCTGTAAACCCAGTATTTATGCGGGTTCCGAGTTCTTGGATATCCAACTTTGGTCAAAAACCCACTTTTTTTTCAACTTTAATGCGAAGAAAAAGTTTAATAAATATATATAATTAGCAAAAATTTTTGGGTTTTTGACCAAGAAGGTAGTTCCAGCTCAAGGAGCGACTTTAAATTTAGTTTCGGCTATGGTATAATTTAAGAGCCACACAATCATATATTGCTAAACGTTTAAGGGAATGACTTTGGTAAAAAGTGTAATCTCTCTTTACTTGTACCCTTAGACGAAAAGCAAGATTGTGTGGCAACAATGGGAGATGCCTTTTTCGGTGCGTCTCTCAAATGGGGCGCACTTTTTATTTTGCGTTTCCATATTGATATTCTGGATATATGGAGGAGCAAGTGTTATGGATAATAAAAATAACAAACAAGTCGGCGGTAAGAAAAAAATAGAAGCTGGAGGAGCAATAGGTGCTGTTGGCGGAATAATATTCAGTAATCTAATTCAGCCTTACATTAAAGAATTTGTAAATGCTATAGTTAATAAACTTGACTATCAAATAAAGAATAGTAAAGATGGTAAAATAACAATTCCGGATATGTGTCAGCCAGATTTTCCTTTGGATGTAGAGACTGTTGTATCGTTATTAGAAGATAAAAAATTTATAACGGCGACAGTTCCCTTACAATTAAAGGACGCAAATTCAAAATATAAAGACTGCATTAATAATCAAGTTGTAGGAACAAGTCCTAAACAAGGAAAAAGAGTTGAACTTGAAAGTATCATAAAAGTTAGATACATAACTCAAGAAGTGATTGATGCTAGTATAAAAATTTTTGAAGATGAAGAAAAAGCCAAAGCTGAACTTAAAGAACAGAAAGCAATAGAGAAACAGGAACGTAGAGACCACAGAAAAGAAAAAGTTTCAGAAGTAACTGATAAGGCAAGAAACACAATCGGTCACATATTTAAGAAAGGAGATTTTAACGATGAGCAAGAATAAAAAGAAGCGTAGTACCGCTGGATTAATTTTGGATTTGGTGTTGACAATTTGCACAGGAGGTCTTTGGTTGATATGGATACTGATAAGGTATCTGAGAAATAACAGCTAAATATATTTTTGGAGACAGAGATGCTTAATTGTGTCTCTGTTTTTTTATGCTCTTTTTTTTTGCGCGCGAAAAATACATTCTCTTTTATGAGGAGAGAGGTAAAATATGCGTTTTTAACAGCATTCACTTTCTCTTTTGATATTTGTGAAAGGAGCTTACAAAATGTTAGAAAACAAATTCCAGGCTAATTTAATTAAAGAGCTTAAAAAACTTTTTCCTGGATGCATCGTTATGAAGAATGATGCGAGTTATATTCAAGGTATTCCAGACCTGCTAATTCTTTATAATGATAAGTGGGCTTCTTTGGAATGTAAAAAAAGCGCGTCGGCTAATAAACAGCCTAATCAAGAATATTATGTGGATCAAATGAACAGGATGTCTTTTTCTCGTTTTATTTGTCCAGAGAACAAGGAGGAAGTGCTATATGAACTTCAACAATCATTCCAATCTTGAGGGGCAACACGCTTTCTTAGGAGCTAGTAAATATCATTGGATTAATTACAGCGAAGATAAAGTTGCCGATGCCTATTCAAAATTTCTTGCTACTCAGAAAGGGACTGTACTGCATGCATTTGCTGCACAGTGTATTTCTTTGGGACAGAAATTACCAAAATCACAAAAGACTTTGAATATGTATGTTAATGATGCCATTGGTTATAAGATGACACCTGAGCAGACATTATTTTATTCTGAAAACTGTTTTGGAACAGCAGACTCAATTTCATACAGGTCTGGATTACTTAGAATTCATGATTTGAAGACAGGCGTAATTCCAGCACACATGGAGCAGCTTATGATTTATGCCGCTCTTTTTTGTTTGGAATATAAAGTAAAACCTGCTGATATTGATATGGAATTAAGAATCTATCAGAACAACGAAGTTCTGTATCATAATCCAACAGCAGAAGATATCATTCCAATTATGGATAAAATTATTACCTTCGATAAGGTTATAAGAAAAATAAAAGAACAGGAGGGTTAATCGATGAATCGAATAGCTAAAGTATTATCTCAAATTTCAGATGATATGCTTATGCATTACGGTGTTGCCAGAAGATCTGGTCGATATCCATGGGGTTCTGGAGATAACCCTTATCAGCATAGTGGAGACTTTCTGAGTCGTGTGCAGTCTTTGAAAAAGTCTGGTATGAGTGAAACAGATATTGCTAAGACTATGGGGCTTACAACAACTCAGCTTAGAACACAAATGAGTCTTGCTAAAGATGAAAGAAGAGCAGTGCAGGTTGCAACAGCCAAAGACCTTAGAGAAAAAGGTTACAGTTTGAATGAAATCGCTGACAAGATGGGATTTGCAAATGACTCATCTGTAAGGTCTTTATTGAATGAAAATTCAGAAGCCAGAATGAACCAGGCGAAAGCCACTGCTGATGTTCTTAGAAAACTTATTGATGAAAAAGGTATGATTGATGTCGGTACCGGAGTTGAAAGAGAACTTGGAGTATCGAAAGAGAAACTTAACCAGGCTCTTTATATTTTGGAAATGGAAGGTTATCCGATTTATGGAGGCGGCGTTCCACAGGTTACTAATCCTGGAAAACAGACAAACATAAAAGTAATCTGTCCGCCTGGAACAGAGCATAAGGATATTTACAATTATGAGGATGTACACTCTGTAAAGGACTACATATCTTATGATGGAGGCGAATCTTTTAGAAAAGGTTTTGAATATCCTTCTAGTATGGACTCCAATCGACTTGCTATCAGATACAAAGAAGATGGTGGCATTAACAAAGATGGCGTTATAGAACTTCGTAGAGGAGTTCAGGATTTATCATTAGGAGATTCTCATTATGCACAGGTTCGAATAATGGTAGACGGAAAGAAATATCTAAAAGGAATGGCTGTCTATTCTGATGATATGCCAGATGGCGTTGATGTTATTTTCAATACCAATAAATCAAAGTCAGTTCCTAAAATGGAAGTACTTAAGGATATTAAAAATGACCCTGATAATCCTTTTGGTTCTTTAATAAAGGAACATGGCGGTCAAAGTTATTATGATGACCCCAAAGGAAAGTATATAGACCCTGTAACTGGGAAAAAACAGAGCTTGTCTTTAATCAATAAGAGAGCCGAAGAGGGAGATTGGGGAGAATGGAGTAAAACACTTCCATCTCAGTTCTTATCAAAACAGAGTTTATCTCTTATTAAAAAACAGTTAGGTCTTGCGACAGCAGATAAGCAATCTGAGTTTGATGAGATTTGTTCATTAACTAATCCTACAGTAAAGAAAACTTTATTGAAATCTTTCGCTGATGATTGTGATTCAGCGGCTGTACATTTACAGGCAGCGGCATTGCCAAGACAGAAATATCAGGTAATACTTCCTTTGACAACAATTAAAGATAACGAGGTGTATGCACCTAACTATAAAGATGGTGAAACAGTTGCATTAATTCGTTACCCTCATGGAGGAACTTTTGAGATACCAATTTTAAAAGTAAACAATAAGTTAGTTGAGGGAAAGAGAGTCCTTGGCAATACACCTGCTGATGCCATTGGTATTAATAAAAAGAATGCAGATAGATTATCCGGAGCAGACTTTGATGGCGATACCGTAATGGTAATACCTTGTAATTCCTCAAAGAGTAAGGTAAAGATTACTTCTACACATTCTTTAAAAGGATTAGAAGACTTTGATACTAAGGACGCATATGGTCCAGATTCTAGCAAGCCTGTAAAAGTAGATTCTAAAGGAAAAGAGTATTACACCAGAAATGGTAGAACATACCAGAGGATGACAAATACTCAGACAGAAATGGGTAAGATTTCTAACCTTATTACAGATATGACTTTGAAAGGTGCTACTGAACCAGAATTAGCAAAAGCTGTTCGTCATAGTATGGTCGTTATTGATGCTCAAAAACATAAGCTTGATTATAAGCAGAGTGAAATTGATAATGACATTGCAACTTTGAAGAAGAAGTACCAAGGTACAACAGATTCAAATGGTCACTATCATGAAGGTGCGTCTACTCTTATTTCAAGAGCAAAATCTGAAACTTCTGTATTAAAGAGAAAAGGAAGTCCGACCATCAATGAGGATGGTTCTCTCAGCTACAAAGAAGTTAAAGAAACATATACTGACAAAGATGGAAAAATAAAAATTCGTACTCAGAAGAGTACAAAGATGGCTGAAGTTAAGGATGCCAGAGAATTATCATCTGGTACTCCACAGGAAGAAGCATATGCAAAATATGCAAATTCTATGAAATCTTTAGCAAATCAGGCAAGAAGGGAAATGGTTAATACTGGAAAGATTGCCTATTCTGCTTCTGCAAAAGCAACTTATCAGTCTGAAGTAGACTCCCTTATGGGAAAATTAAATGTTGCTTTGATGAATGCCCCCCGTGAAAGACAAGCCCAGACTATTGCGAATGCCGAGGTTCAATCTAAGAAAAGAGATAACCCAGATATGACAAAGGCTGAAATTAAGAAGGCAAGTCAGCAGGCTCTTTCGAAAGCCCGTAATTCTGTAGGAGCTAAGAGAACTTCTATAGATATAACTGATAAGGAATGGGAGGCTATACAGGCTGGTGCTATCAGTGAGAACAAGCTAACACAGATACTAAACAATACTAATATTGATGTTGTCAGACAAAAGGCTACTCCTCGTGCCACAACATCGCTTAGTACAGCTAAGCAGAATAGAATATCAGCTCTTTCTGCATCTGGTTACAGTACATCTGAAATAGCTGAAGCTTTAGGAGTATCTACTTCAACTGTATCTAAGTATCTGAATGGAAAGGAGTGAACATAGAGAATGGATGTAACTAAGTGTGCATTGACTACAATTGACAACCCTTATGATCCATTCGACCAGTTCACCGAATGGATGCTATATGACGAGGAGAAAGGCTATCACTCGACATCGTATCTTGGTCGCATCGCAAGGACATCGGATGAGCTATCGGATGAAGAGAATGACAAAGAGATTGAAAGAGCGATAGATGAAATCATCAAATATGATTTTAGAAACATATACAAGAAAGTGAAGAAAACACTAAAAATTACACAGACTGCTTAGTGGGTATAGGGGGGGTGTCTGAAAAACATACCCCCATCCATATCGCGGCGGTCTTTATTTTTTCCCCAGAGGGAGATTTTTGAAAAATGTTCTTACATATCAGCAGGGTTTTAAAGAGTTTATAGGATTATTACTGAGCGGTGGCTGGCTCATCTTTAAAGGTTGTCTCCTTTCATATACAAGAGTGGTGTAATAGTCTCTGTAAGCTCTTTAAAACCCTGCTGAAACTTTATATAAAGTGTGCAGAAATTACTTAAAAGGAGGCGGTAACTATGAGGAAAGTTAAGCCAGACTCATCTTCTGATACTGCCAGTCAGCGAATGCGACCAGCAATTACACCAGAAGCAAGACAGAAACAAATGATTTCTCTTGCAACTGATTGTGCTGAGGATTTAATGAGGTCTGGGAAGGCACCATCGCAGATAATTGTTCATTATTTAAAGCTCGGAACAAAGCAGGCAGAGCTTGAATTAAAAAGAACAGAAAAAGATTTAGCGTTAATAGATGCTAAAACAAAAAGTATTCAATCAGCAGAACAAGCGGAGCAAACTTATAAGAATGCTCTTGAGGCTTTCAGAGGATACAGCGGACAGGACACACAAAGGGAGAGCGACGAATATGAGTGGGATGATTAAAACATATACGGAGCTTATCCGTTTATCAACATTTCGAGAAAGGTTTGAGTATTTGAAATTAGATGGTTCTGTTGGAATAGAAACATTTGGTTTTGACAGATATTTGAATCAAATTTTTTATAATTCAAAAGAGTGGAAAAGACTTAGAAATGAAATCATTGTTAGAGATAAAGGATGCGATTTAGCTTGTGAGGGATATGAAATTCAAGGAAATATCATTATTCATCATATGAATCCAATTACACCAGAGGACATCATAAATAGAAATGATGACTTACTTAATCCGGAGTATTTGATATCAACAGTATTGAATACTCACAATGCTATACATTATGGTGATTCGAGCTTATTACCACATGCATTTGTAGAGAGAAGAAAAAATGATATGTGTCCATGGAGACATTAGAAGGAGGTTACTTATGAGTGAGGAAAGAAAAGAAAATCAGTCACTACAGACAACATCTGTCGCTAAGTCATCAGTAGAGTCAGCAGATACTAATACAATGAATGAGGATGTTAAAATTCTTGGCATTGTTGAAAGTTGTGGATATCTGAGAATACGAAAAGAACCAAACAAAGAATCAGATGTTGTAGCGATAATTCCTGTTGGTACAATGGTAGAACTTGTAAATAATGAAGTTATTGACGGATTTTACGCTGTTCATACCGAAAACGGAGACGGTTATTGTATGGCTGATTTTATTCAGATTACTTATCCTGAAAAGGAGTGATTATATGGCAGCAGAGAGAATGAACGATAGTATTTTGGTATCAATTAAAAAAATGTTAGGCTTGCCAGATGAGTATGATGCATTTGATTTGGATATCATTACACACATTAATTCAGCGTTTACAATTTTGGCTCAGATTGGAGTAGGTCCGGCTAATGGATTTATGATCGAAGATAAAACCGCAGTATGGACTGATTTTATACAGGATATGGGAATTTATCAACTTGTAAAATCCTATATGGTATTAAAAGTTCGATTACTATTCGATCCGCCAATGAGCTCTGCTGTATTAGAATGCTATAAAACTCAAGCAAACGAATATGAGTGGAGATTAAAAACAATGGCTGAAAACCAGGAGGTGAATAATCAAAATGAATAATGAATTAGAACACCATGGAATTAAAGGAATGAAATGGGGAGTGCGTCGTTATCAGAACAAAGATGGTTCTTTAACTTCTGCTGGAAGGAAAAAGCAATCTGATGGTAGCGGAGAAAAGAAAACTGTATCACCGAATACAAAGAAAAAGATTGCAGTAGCGGCAGTAAGCACAGCAACAATTGCGGCAGCAGCATATTATGTTCATAAGAATCCTGAAAAAATTGGGCAGGCAATGTCAAAGTTTAGAGGAGTGAAGATGAAAGATCTTAGTCAGAAAGCAGCTGATAAAGGCAAGGAATATGTTAAGAATGCTGTAAAAGGTGCTAAGGAGGGCGCAGAAGAAGCAATCAAAGAAGCACCTAAGAAAGCAGCAAAAGCAGTTGTTACTGGTGTTATCATGAACCAAACCAAAAAGGCTCTTGATTCGGCAGTAGGAAAGGAAGAAAGTGCAAAAATATTCCAGGCAAATGATAATAAAAAAATCGGAAAATTCTGGAAAGTGTCACCCGATGATAAAGATGACGATGACTAACTAATCGAAAGGAAGACACAATATGGCATTATCAAACACAGCCGTCCCGAAATATTACGGCATGTTTCGTGATGCCGTTATTCGAGGCGAGATACCAGTGAATAAGGAAATCTCTATGGAGATGAACCGTATTGATGACCTTATCGCAAACCCTGGAGTCTATTACGATGACAAAGCAGTTGAGGGATTTATCCTATACTGCGAAAACGAATTAACGCTTACCGATGGTTCTGATCTGAATCTTCTTGATTCATTTAAAGTATGGTCTGAACAAATTTTTGGTTGGTATTATTTTGTTGAAAGAAGTGTCTACGAACCGTCGGAAGATGGTCATGGCGGACATTATGTTAAAAAGCATATCCGAAAAAGACTTATTAACAAGCAGTATCTCATAGTAGCACGAGGTGCCGCTAAATCTATGTATGGTTCTTGTTTACAGAACTATTTTCTTAATGTCGATATCACGACAACACACCAGATTACAACCGCACCAACAATGAAACAGGCAGAAGAAGTTCTGTCACCTATTCGTACAGCTATTACTCGTTCGAGAGGACCATTCTATAAATTCCTTACAGATGGTTCAATAATGAATACTAGCGGTTCAAAAGCCAATAGAGTTAAATTGGCATCGACCAAGAAAGGAATAGAAAATTTTCTTACAGGTTCATTACTGGAAATTCGTCCGATGAGGATAGACAAGTTACAGGGATTGCAGCTCAAGGTTGCAACTGTTGATGAATGGTTATCCGGAGATATTAGGGAAGATGTTATTGGTGCTATTGAACAGGGTGCATCAAAGGTAGACGATTATTTGATTGTTGCCATTAGCTCTGAAGGTACAGTACGTAACGGAGCTGGCGATACAATCAAAATGGAATTGCAGGACATCCTAAAAGGTGAATATATTAACCCTCATGTTTCTATCTGGTGGTACAAACTCGATTCTGTCGAAGAAGTTTCAAATCCAGATATGTGGTTGAAAGCCAATCCAAATTTAGGAAAAACAGTCAGTTATGAAACATATCAGCTTGATGTTGAAAGAGCAGAAAAAGCTCCAGCGGCAAGAAACGATATACTCGCAAAACGATTTGGTCTACCTATGGAAGGATATACATATTACTTCACATATGAAGAAACATTGCCGCATCGAAAAAGAGATTTCTGGCAGTTGCCTTGCTCTTTGGGTGGTGACCTATCGCAGGGAGATGACTTCTGTGCATTTACATTTTTGTTTCCATTATCGAACGGCGCATTTGGTGTAAAGACGCGAAATTACATAACACAGAGGACATTAATGAAATTACAGCCTGCAATGAGATTGAAATATGAAGAGTTCATCAAAGAAGGCAGTCTTATTGTTATGGAAGGAACTGTTCTGGATATGATGGAAGTATATGAAGACCTAGATAATCACATTATTGAAAGTGGTTACGATGTAAGGTGTTTTGGGTACGACCCATATAATGCAAAAGATTTTGTGGAACGTTGGACACAGGAAAATGGTGTATTTGGTGTAGAAAAAGTAATCCAGGGAGCTAAGACAGAATCAGTTCCGCTTGGAGAATTAAAGAAATTATCAGAAGATAGAATGCTTCTGTTCGATGAAGAGCTTATGACATTTACTATGGGAAACTGTATTACTTTAGAGGATACTAACGGAAACCGTAAATTGTTAAAGAAAAGATATGATCAGAAAATTGATGCAGTGGCAGCTATGATGGATGCCTATGTCGCATATAAGCTCAATCGAGATATGTTTGAATAAGGAGGAAAAATTCAAAATGGAATTAACAGTTGGCTCCAGACTGAAACACGCCTGGAATGCATTTCTGAATCGAGCCCCCACTGCCAATTATCAGTATGGTATAGGTGGAGGATATGCATATCGACCAGACAGATTTAGACTCACAAGAGGAAATGAGCGTTCTATCGTGACCTCTGTTTACAATCGAATAGCTTTAGATGTAGCCGCCATTAACATTCAGCATGTTCAGTTGGATGATGAAGGGCGGTTTTTAAATGTTATAAAATCTGGACTTAATGATTGCTTATCATTAGAGGCAAATCTGGACCAGACGGGAAGGGCATTTATACAGGATGTTGTTATGTCGATGATGGATGAAGGTGTTGTTGCGATAGTGCCGGTTGATACTACAATTGATCCCGATATATCTAACGGATTTGATATAACGTCAATGCGAGTAGGAAAAGTAGTTGACTGGTATCCACAGCATGTAAAACTCGAAGTATATAACGAACAAATAGGTGTAAAACAGACAATTACTATGCCTAAGAGGAGCGTAGCAATTATTGAAAACCCGCTTTATGCCGTCATCAATGAACCCAATTCTACAATGCAGAGATTGGTTCGAAAGTTAAATCTTTTGGATGCCGTTGATGAACAGAGCAGTTCTGGTAAATTGGATTTAATTATCCAGTTGCCATATGTTATCAAATCAGATGCAAGAAGAAAGCAGGCTGAACTTCGAAGAAAAGATATAGAAGAACAGTTATCCGGCTCAAAGTACGGAATTGCGTATATTGATGGAACAGAGCATGTTACACAGTTAAATCGTTCAGTTGAGAATAATCTGATGAAGCAGATTGAATATTTGACGAGTATGCTATATAGCCAGTTAGGTATCACTCAGAGCATATTAGATGGAACAGCTGACGAGAAGACAATGCTTAATTACTACAATAGGACAATAGAACCAATTTTGTCGGCGATTGTTGATGAAATGAAACGCAAGTTCCTTACAAAGACCGCTCGTACAAAGAATAAATCAATTAAGTTCTTTAGAGACCCATTCAAACTTGTACCGATAAGTGAAATTGCTGAGATAACGGACAAGTTCACAAGAAATGAAGTCGCATCATCAAATGAAATGCGTCAGGTTATTGGGTGGAAACCTTCTAATGATCCAAAAGCAGATGAATTACGTAACAGCAATTTAAGTGAATCTAAATCTACTAATATTCCACAGGAAACAGTTGGTGATAATACATCACCAGATACAAGTGAATACGATAATTTAGTTAATGATTTGTTGGATAGTTTATCTGATGAAATTGATAGTATTGTCGGTGAATATTTGCCGGATTCAGAAGAAGGCGGTGATGCATAGTGAATGAAAGTAAAACTGCCGTTCTTATGCATTATGCATCAAAATATTATGACCCGCAGAAAGCTCACGAATACTATATGCGTACTAGGGAGTTAAAGGGACGTTCTACTTCTACGTTGACAGATGATGGCAAAAAAATTTGGGCGTATACAAAAAATAGTATTAAAGAAGAGAAATCTTCCAAAGTCCAATCTGAGCAGGAGTCAAGAGATAAAAAGATTTCTGAACTTAGAGCAAAAGCTGATGAAACGTGGGAAAAGATTACATCTCGGTTGAAAGAACTGAATGAAATTCTGACTCAGTCAGCTTCAAACAAGAAGCAGAGTATAGATGATAATAAGGATTCTAATCTGGATAAGATAGATGAGAATGCAAGTTCTCAAAAGAAACAAATAGATTCTATAAAATCTGCTGAAATTGAAAGATTAATGGCAATCGAAATACCTACCGGTTTATCTAAAACGGAGAGGGCTAGGCGAGTTGCCGAAAGGACAAAAAAGATTGCTAAACTTCGCAGTGCTGCCACAGCGGATAAAGCAAAAATAAGTAATGAGGCGAAAACGGATAAGGCTGAAACGAGAGCCGACGCGACAAATAAAAAATCTATCGTGTCTAATCAGACAAAGGTAGATAAAGCGGCTAATACAGCTAATGCAAAGGAAGAAAGAGCGAAAGTTAGTTCTGATCTTAAAGAGGCTGTCAGTCGTGTGCGAGAAGCATACAAAAGTGCTAAAGCTGATTTAGATTCATCTTATGAACAAACTTATCAGAACGAGTTTGACAAAATTCAATCTGAAAATAAGAAAGCAAGCACAAAAAAGAAATCGTCAAGCTCTACGAAAAAGACATCTCATCCGTTATCGTACTATATCAGAAAATAGGAGGAGAAATTCAAAATGAAGTATGATTTTGGCGGTTATGCCACACGAAATGATCTTACTTGCACCGATGGTCGTGTGATTAAAAAAGATGCTTTCAAGTCACAGAATGGACAAACAGTTCCGCTTGTTTGGAATCACAATCACGATGATGTGAACGATGTACTTGGATTAGCACATCTTGAAAATCGCAAAGACGGCGTGTATGCGTATTGTGAATTCAATGATACGGAAAACGGTAAGACAGCAAAAGAATTAGTACAGCATGGAGATGTAAGGTCGCTGTCAATCTTTGCAAACCAGTTAATGCAGAAAGGTTCGGATGTAATTCATGGATTAATCAGAGAGGTTAGCCTTGTGCTTGCTGGAGCTAATCCAGGAGCTTTTATTGATGATGTAATTGCTCATGGAGAAGATGGCTCTGGAATTATTGCATGTTATGACGAGGGTGTAACAGTATTTATGCACTCCGATGACAAACCAGATGATGCACCGAAATCTAAGGAATCAGAAGAAAAAGAAAATTCTGATGATGAAGAGACTGTCGAAGATGTATTAGCAACTCTTACTGAAAAGCAGCAAACAGCTGTATATGCCATGATTGGCGCAATGGCTGGAGAAGATCCAGAAAACAACAATGATGATTCAGAGGAAAATGAAGGAGGAAATGACGAAATGGCAATGAAACATAACGTATTTGAGGGTGGTGCACAGACACAGGATAACACACTTTCTCATGCAGATCAGGTTGCAATTATTAAGAAAGCAAAGATGAGAACAGTTGGAACTTTTAAGAACGCTTTAAGGGAGTATGCAGAGGAGAATGTTCTTCAGCATGATGCAACAAGTAGCGGTGTATCTTCAGAAGATATTTCTAAACTCTTCCCAGAGTATGCAGATGTTAGACCTGGTGCACCAGAGCTTATCACAAATGATCAGGGCTGGGTTGGTAATGTTATTTCTAAAGTACATAAATCACCTATGTCACGAATTAGAACAACCCAGGCAGATATTAGATATATCGATGATCTCAAGTCACATGGTTATAAGAAAGGAAAGCAGAAGAAGCTGAATGGTAATTTCAGCCTTGTAAGAAGAACAACTGACCCTCAAACAGTTTACACAAAGAGTGCTCTTAACAGAGATGATATTGTCGATATTACAGATTTCGATTATGTTGCATATCTGTACAGCATTGATCGTATGAACCTTAACGAAGACCTTGCCAGAGCAATTATGATCGGTGATGGTCGTGAAGAGGGGGCTGACGATAAGATTGCAGAAGACCATATCAGACCTATCTGGCTAGATGATGATCTTTATACAATTCATGTGGACCTTGACATTACAGCTATGAAGGCTGAACTTCAGGGAACAAATACCGGAGCTAATTTCGGCGATAACTTCGTATATGCAGAGGCAATGGTACAGACATTACTTTATGCAAGAGAAGATTATAAGGGAACAGGTACTCCAGATTTATACTGCACACCTCATATGGCAAATGTAATGCTTCTTGCAAGAGATATTACTGGTAGAAGAATTTACTCTTCTAAGGCAGAACTTGCTACAGCATTAAATGTTGGAACAATTGAGACAGCTGAGCAGTTTGCTAACAAGACCAGAAAGACATCCGATGGCAAGACAAAGAAACTCATCGCTATCATGGTAAATCTTCAGGATTATTCTCTTGGAGCAACAAAGGGCGGAGAGATTACACACTTCACTCAGTTTGATATCGACTTTAATCAGGAGAAATCACTTCTTGAGACACGTTGCTCCGGAGCTCTTACAAGAGTCTACTCTGCAATTGCTATTGAGGAAGATGTTACGGACACTAAGAGCCAGCAGACTGGAGGCTTAGCAGCCTAAGATAAATCGTAGAAAGGAAATTTCAAAATGAGTAAATTTTTTGGAGCAATTGGTTATTCCGTATCAGAAGAAACAGCTCCCGGTGTATGGACAGACCATATTGTAGAGCATAACCATTATGGTGATGTTAATAGAAGTAAGGCTCAGCACGAAACTGGAACATCACTTAATGATAACCTCAATATTTCAAATGAGTTTAGTATTATTGCTGACCCATTTGCTTATGAGAATTTCCAAAATATGCGATACATCGTATTTATGGGAGCTAAGTGGAAAATTACGAGCGTGGAAGTTCAGTATCCACGATTAATTCTGACAGTTGGAGGTGTTTATAATGAGCAGACGACTTAAACTGCATAGTATTCTTTGCAGTATATTAGCTTGCCAGGAGAGAGGGAAAGAGTGCCGAGCTTATTTTCAACCGCCAGCATCTGTTAGCATGAAATACCCTGCCATTGTGTATGCCCTTAATGGAAAAGATAAGAGGCACGCCGATGACAGGGTTTATTTGTCTTCAAATCGTTATTCGGTGACAGTTATAGACAGCAATCCAGATAGCGATATAGCAGACAAAGTATCTGAATTACCAATGTGCAGGTTCAATACAGCCTATACCAAGGATAATTTGAACCACACAGTATATGAAATTTATTATTAGGAGGAAATCAACATGTCAAAACTTACATGGGATAATGAAGGTGAGCGATTATTTGAAACTGGTGTCAGTGAAGTCGCTCTTTACCCATTTCAGACAAATGGTTACACAAAGGGTGTTGCTTGGAATGGTGTAAGTTCTATTACAGACAGTCCTGGAGGAGCAGAGTCGAATAAGATTTATGCAGATAACATCGAGTATCTCAATCTTATGTCTGCTGAAACAGCTGGTGGAACTATCGAAGCATATATGGCACCAGATGAGTTTGCTGAATGCGATGGTTCTGTAGAGGTTGCACCTGGAGTATATGCAGGTCAGCAGAACCGTAAGAAGTTTGGTCTTGCATATAAGACTATTCTCGGAAATGATACAGAATCAAATGACCATGGTTATAAACTTCACTTAGTATGGGGATGCCTTGCTTCTCCATCAGAGAAACAGAATTCATCTGTAAATGAGAGTCCAGAGCCATTGGCTATGTCCTGGGAATACAGTGCAACACCTGTTAAAGTTACTGCGGCTGTTAGGGGTAAGAAACTCAAAGCAACAGCTACAATGACATTCGACTCGACAAAGGTAGATGCCACAAAGCTTCAGAAGTTGGAAGGTATTCTTTATGGAACAGATGGTTCTGGATCAACTGAGCCAAGACTTCCAATGCCAGATGAAATCATTTCTATGATGACAACCGAAGGTTAATTAAATATTCAGTCTATGCGACGTATTCAGTTCGGCTGGCGTCGCTTTTTTTATTTGAAAGGAGAAATTCAAAATGCATAAAGAAACTATTACTTACGTTGATTTCAACGGTACAGAAAGAACAGAAGACCATTATTTCAACCTTAGCAAAACGGAGATTACGGAGTTAGAGGTAAGTATGCCTGGCGGTCTCGCAGAGTACCTTATGGGAATTGTAAATGCCAAGAATGTTCCGGAAATTATGGCTTCGTTTAAGAAGATTATTTTATCTGCATACGGCATCAAGTCGGCAGATGGAAGAAGGCTTAAAAAAGGAGCAGAAATCAGCAAAGCATTCACGGAATCACCGGCATATGACGTACTGTTTCAGAGATTATTCTTATCTGGAGATGTTAATGCTGCCTCTGATTTTATTAATGCGATCATTCCACAGATTAAGGATGATGCGGCACAGTCAGCAGCAGAGAATAAGAATTTAACTGTTGTTTCTGGAGCGGCACAGTAATTCATTTTTGGAGGTGTACAGATGCTTAATATCGTAATACCTTCAGCTGAATTATGGGATGAAAAGAACGAGCAATTCATCCATACAAAGGAACGAAAATTACAGTTAGAGCATTCTTTGGTTTCAGTCGCTAAATGGGAAGCTAAGTGGAATAAGCCTTTTATAAACAAAAAAGAGAAAACAACAGCAGAAATTATTGACTATGTGCGATGCATGACCATTACGCAGAATGTACCAGATGATTGCTACAACTATTTAACAATAGCAAACATAGAAGAAGTGAACAGGTATATTGCGTTGCCAATGACAGCTACTTGGTTCACTGAAACAAAAAAGAAAGTAACAACAAATCGCGAGCAGATTACAGCGGAACTTATTTATTACTGGATGATTAGTTTCAATATTCCTATGGAATGTCAGAAATGGCATTTGAACAGATTGCTTACTTTGATAAGGGTATTCAATGAGAAGAATCAACCTAAAAAGAAAATGAGTCAGCAGGAACTATATCGTCAGCACGCTGCAATAAATGCTGCAAATAGAAAGAGATTTCATTCAAAAGGATAGGAGGAAATACTATGGGACTTAATGGTATTGATGTCAGCGGTTGGCAGGAAGGTATTGATTTATCTGCTGTTGCCGCTGATTTTGTAATTATGAAAGCTACTCAGGGTACTGGATTTGTCAGCAAAGATTTTGTTAGACAGTATCAGCAGGCAAAAGAAAATGGAAAGCTAGTCGGATGTTATCACTATGCCGAGGGAGGCGACTATGTTGCAGAGGCAAACCATTTCCTTGATGTTGTTGGAAATCGCGTTGGAGAAGCTATTCTTTGTCTTGATTGGGAAGGACAGGATAATCCAACATTTGGTCAGAACGATTTCAATTGGGTTAAAGGATTCTGTGATTATGTATTCTCTAAGACCGGTGTAAAACCGCTTGTCTATATTCAGAAGAGTGCTATGGAAAGAATTGACGGAATTGGCGATTACGGATTATGGATTGCGCAGTATCCGGATTACACACAAACTGGCTACCAGGAGACACCTTGGAATGAGGGGGCTTATGCATGTGCTATTAGACAGTACAGCTCAGTAGGTAGGATTAATGGATACAACGGAGATCTCGACCTTGATAAGTTTTATGGTGACGCTGATGCTTGGAAAGCATATGCCGCTGTAAATGGAGAGAGCACATCACCGGAACCAACACATCAGCCGGAAGTTAATACGCCAGATGGTTCCACTCTTGAATTAGCTGAAAGAACTATGAAGGGCGAATTTGGAGATGGTGACGACAGAAGAAACAATCTTGGAACACGATATGATGAGGTACAGAGCTTCATTAACCATATCTATGAAGCATCTGCTAATGATTTGGCAAATGAGGTTCGTTCTGGAAAGTATGGTAATGGCGATACAAGAAAGGCGGTTTTGGGAAACCGTTATTCAGAGGTACAGGGCATTGTAAATGGTGAAGCAGAAAAGAAATACTATACAATTCAGTCTGGCGATGTGTTATCAAAAATCGCTGCTGCTAATGGTACTACCGTTGACAACCTTGTGCGTCTTAATGGTATTAGTAATCCGGATCTGATTTATGCAGGTACGAAGATTAGAGTTAAGTAGGGGTAAATATATATGATCAGTTTCAGACAAAAGGGCGACTTCCACAAGCTTACCATATATCTGGAAAGAGTGAAAGAAGTAGCACAAATAGGCGACCTTGATAAGTATGGTCGTCAAGGTGTGGCAGCCCTTGCGTCTGCTACGCCGAGAGATACTGGAAAAACTGCAAATTCGTGGAATTACGAAATCAAGCAGGATAAGGATTCAGTGTCTATTAGTTTTTATAACACAAATATTCAAAATGGAGTTCCAATCGCAATTATCTTGCAGTATGGACATGGAACTCGTAACGGAGGCTGGGTACAGGGTCGAGATTATATCAATCCTGCTATTCAGCCTATTTTTGACGAAATTGTCAAATCGGCGTGGAAGGAGGTTACAAGTCTATGAGTACAACTGTTGATCAAAGAGTCGTCGAAATGCGATTTGATAATAAGCAGTTTGAAAACAATATTCAGACAAGCTTATCTTCTATAGACAAACTTAAAAAGAGCTTGAATATGGATGGAGCAACAAAAGGACTTGAAAGTGTTGAAAAAGCCTCTGGTAAGATAAATCTTTCCGGATTATCGAATGCCGTTGAAACTGTTAATGCTAAATTTTCAGCATTAGAAGTAATGGCAATTACGGCATTGGCAAATATTACAAATTCGGCAGTAAATGCAGGTAAAAGTATTGTATCGGCATTAACTATTGATCCAATCAAAACAGGATTTCAAGAATATGAAACGCAGATTAATGCAGTTCAGACAATCTTAGCAAATACTTCATCAAAGGGAACCACCCTTGACCAGGTTAATAATGCATTAGATGAGTTAAACCACTATGCAGATATGACCATTTATAATTTTACGGAGATGACACGTAATATTGGTACCTTTACAGCGGCTGGTGTTGATTTGGATACCTCTGTTTCTGCAATTAAAGGTATTGCCAACCTTGCCGCAGTATCAGGTTCAAATTCACAGCAGGCAAGTACAGCAATGTATCAGTTATCACAGGCATTAGCAGCAGGAACAGTAAAATTACAAGACTGGAACTCTGTTGTAAATGCCGGTATGGGTGGTCAGGTATTCCAGGATGCTTTAAAAGAAACAGCAAGAGTGCATGGAATAGCTATTGATGACATGATTAAAGATGAAGGGTCATTCAGAGAAACTTTACAGAAAGGCTGGTTGACATCTGACATCTTAACCGAGACATTATCTAAGTTTACAGGTGACTTGAACGAGGAGCAGCTCAGAACTATGGGTTACTCAGAAGAGCAGATAGCATCAATAATCAAAATGGGTCAGACTGCTAATGATGCCGCTACAAAAGTAAAGACATTTTCCCAGTTATTTGACACATTAAAGGAAGCTGCACAGTCTGGCTGGACCCAGAGTTGGGAAATTATCGTTGGTGACTTTGAAGAAGCGAAAGAATTACTCACAGAGATGAGTGATACATTCAGCGCAATTATAAATTCATCGGCGGATGCCAGAAATAGTATGTTGCAGGGCTGGAAAGATTTGGGAGGAAGAACAGCACTTATAGAAGCAGCTAGAAATGCTTTTGAGGGAGTGCTTAGTATTATTAAGCCTGTGAAAGAAGCATTCCGCGAAATCTTCCCGCCAATGACGGCACAACAACTGTACAACATTACAGATGCGTTAAGAAATCTGACGGCGCATCTGAAACTCAGCGATACAAATTCGGAAAATTTGAAAAGAACATTCAAAGGTTTGTTTGCAGTAATTGACATCGTTAAACAAGCATTCGTAGCAGTTGCAAAAGGAGTAGGCTCTCTATTAGGAGGGACTGGTGACTTAGCTAGTTCTATTTTATCGGTAACGGCACGCTTCGGAGATTGGCTTGTGAAACTTGATGAAACTATCAAGAAAACAGATATATTCAATGTTGCTATACAGACCGTGATTAAATATATAAAAACAGGTGTGGCAGTAGCAACAGATTTAATCGACAAAGCTGTTGATGCGGTCACAAGATTCGCAAATTCTATAAAGCAGAAGTATGACACTGGTGGATTTGCAGTTATTCATTCTGTTCTGGAAAGAGTACATACAAGAATGTCAGAAGTTGGAGAAGCTGCTGACGGAATGCGAAGTGGTGTTGAAATTGCAATTGGTGCAATGGGTAAAGCACTCGAAAATTCTAAGTTTTTACAAGCACTCCAGGCATTATGGGAAGGAGTAAAGACTATTGGAACTGGTATTGCAAAAGCAATGAAAACCCTTGCTAGTGGATTTATAGAAGATATCAGTGATGTCAATTTCTCAAGTGTGTTTGACGTTCTCAGTGGAATTTCATTAGCTGGAATTGCGGTTGGAATCAATAAGTTCCTTAAAGGAATCACAGATGCAGTAAGTGATGTTACAAAACTAACAGACCAAATCAAGGGAATTCTTGATAGCGTTAGAGGTTGCTTTGAAGCATATCAGACACAATTGAAAGCAGGAACTTTGATTAAGATTGCAAGTGCAATTGCAATTCTTACGGGAGCGATTGTTGTACTTTCGCTTATTGACTCTGCAAAATTGGCATCAGCTATTACCGCATTAACAGGATTGTTTGCGGAACTTATGACATCTATGGCTATCTTTACAAAGATAAGCGGTGACCTTAAGAATGCGGGAAAGACAGCTACAATTATGTTGGGATTATCAGTTTCAGTGTTAATTCTTGCATCAGCGTTGAAGAAGATTGCATCTTTGAGTTGGAATGAGATAGCAAAAGGACTTACAGGTATTACAGTAATTTCTGGCGTATTGACAGGAGTTGCAAAAGTTATTTCAAAAGATGAAAAGACAATTGCTAAAGGAGCATTCAATCTTATATTCCTAGCGACAGCTATTAAGATATTAGCATCTGCTTGCAAAGACATATCAAAACTTAGCTGGGGAGAACTTGGTAAGGGACTTACTGGAGTAGGGGTTCTGATGGCAGAAATAGCTTTATTCTTGAATACGGCTAAATTTAGTGGAAAAGCAGTATTAACAGCAACAGGAATTCTTGTGTTGTCAGCCGCTATAAAAGTATTAGCATCTGCTTGCAAAGATTTTGGTTCTATGCAGTGGAGTGAAATCGGAAAAGGTCTTACAAGTATTGGCATATTACTTACAGAGATTGCAGCATTTACAAATCTTACAGGTAATGCTAAACATGTTGTATCTACTGGTATTGCTTTAATCGCTATTGCCGGCGCGATGAAAATTATGGCATCAGCTGTAGAGAATTTCGGTTCTATGCAGTGGAGTGAAATTGGCAGAGGACTGACCGTTATGGCAGGAGCATTAGCAGAGATTACATTAGCTGTCAATTTAATGCCTAAAAATATGATATCAACAGGCGTTGGTCTTATTGCCGTTGCCGGAGCTCTTACAATATTATCAAATATTCTAAGTACAATGGGAAATTTCACATGGGAAGAGATTGTAAAAGGTCTTGTTACTATGGGGGGAGCGTTAGCGGAACTATCGGTAGCGTTAAATCTTATGAACGGAACATTGGCTGGTTCAGCGGCATTACTCATTGCAAGTGCTTCATTAGCGGTGTTGGCACCAGTTCTGAGTATACTGGGTGCTATGAGTTGGGAAGCAATAGCCAAAGGTTTGGTTTCTTTAGCAGGAGCATTTGCAATTATAGGTGTAGCTGGTGCTGTATTATCACCGCTTGTTCCAAGTATTTTGGCATTAGCAGGAGCATTTACACTTATAGGTGTAGGAGTTGCTGTGACAGGAGCAGGTTTATTAGCTGCTGGACTTGGACTACAGGCACTTGCTATTGGGCTTACTGCGATAGCAGCAGCTGGAACAGCAGGAGCGACAGCACTTGTAGCAGCATTAGCAGTCATTATAACAGGTGTGGCAGATTTAATTCCAGCAGTACTGGTTAAATTGGCAGAGGGAATTGCTCAGTTCTGCGTTGCATTAGCAGGTGCAGCACCACAAATTTTAGAGTCGCTGGTCGTTATTATTACGGCTTGTCTGGCGGCGATATCAAACGTGGTACCTCAATTGGTCGAAGTTCTCGTAACACTACTGGTTACAACTCTTCGAACTTTGGCTGAGCATACGCCAGAAATTGTACAGGCTGTGTTCGATATTCTGATTGCATGTCTACAGGGAATTGCAGATAATATCGGAATGGTGGTTCAAACTGCTATAGATATTGTGCTGAATTTCATCGACGGAATAGCTCAAAAATTACCAGATGTGATTCAGTCTGGTGTTAATTTGCTCTTGAGTTTCATCGAAGGCATTATTAGTGCTATCGATAATAACTCCGAGCGATTAGCAAATGATATACGAAATTTGTTTAAAGCATTAATTCGCGCAGCGGTTCTTGTACTTACTGGTGGAGTTGTTGATATCAAAGAAGTTGGTTCCAAGATAATGAATTCTGGACTTATCAGTGGTATCAAGGAGAAATTATCAAATCTTAAGGAAACTGTACGTGATTTGATATCAAATGCCAAGCAGGTTATTCAAGATAAAATAAATGACTTCAAAGATGTGGGAAAGCATATTATAGGTGGACTTATCAGTGGTATTACAGATAAAGCCTCTGATTTGGCTAATTCAGCGATTAATGCGGCTAAGAGTGCTGTGAATGGTGTAAAGAATTTTCTTGGCATTCATTCACCATCAAGAGTATTTGCTGAAATTGGTAGATATACTGATGAGGGATTTATTAATGGTGTGAAGGCTTATGCTGGAAAAGTATCTGACGCTACGGTTGATATGGGAAAAGGTGCTGTTGGCGCAATGTCCGATACACTTTCAACTATTGCAGATTTGGTTAGTTCCGATATAGACACAGAGCCTACTATAAGACCTGTAATGGATCTGTCAAATATTCAAAATGGTGCTAATCAGTTGTTTAGTATGATGAAGAGTGTTGACGGGTATTCGTTATCTGGTTCATTAGACATTGCCAATAGAACCGGTAATCGTATTAATGAAGTAAGAAGCAAAGCAACTGATAATTCCAGTGTGTTAGATAAGATTTCAGATGCTGTTGGAAACTTCAACGGCGGAAATTCATTCGAAAATACATTTAATATCACGGGAAGTAATCCTAAAGAGATTGCAGAAGAAGTATCAAACATTATTCAGAGACAAGTTGAAAGGAGGGATGCTTCATGGGCGTAATTATTTACAATGGTATTTCATCGGAAGAATTCGCTATCCAAGTGGAGCATCCGCCTGGATATGAAACTCCGGAAAAGGACTATGAAGTTACACATATTCCTGGAAGAAACGGGGATATTTATGTCGATAAAGGGTCGTATAAAAATGCATCAAGAAGTTATGACATAGCTATTGGTGCTGAAAATAAGGATTTTACAATGATGGCAAATTTTATTTCGGAGTGGCTTAACTCTGCGTCTGGATATGCTAAGTTGGAAGATTCATATGAGCCGGAATATTATCGACTTGCTGCTTATAAGAGTGGCGGAACAATTGAAAACATATTACAGCACGCTGGGCGTATTACAGTTGCATTTGATTGTAAACCTCAGCGTTTTCTTAAATCTGGAGATATTCCAGTAATTGTTAGAGCAACGAGCAAATTAAGAAATCCCACAGGATTCAAATCGCTTCCTATTATAAAAGTGAACGGTTCTGGAAAGGGTAATCTGAGAATTGGTGACTATGTTATCACTATTTCGAACATTAGCTCGTATCTGACAATCGATAGTGAATTACAGGATGCTTATAAAGGTACTACAAATTGCAATTCACTTGTAACGTTGAGCAACGGATTTCCGAAGCTTATAAAAGGCGAAAACGAAATTTCTTTTTCTGGTGGAATAACAAGTGTGGAGGTGATACCTAAATGGTGGACACTATGATTACTCTTCATGAGTCTACAGAAACATCATTCACAACGAATGGATTAGGCACATTAAGTGACGCCATTACTTGCGAAGTTACTGAAGAAAGAAATGGAGAGTTCGAACTTGAAATTGAATATCCGGTTACAGGTATCAGATATAAGGAATTACAGCTTAGGCGTATCATTATGGCAAAGCCAAATCCTTATTCTGACCCACAACCATTCCGAATCTATGCAATCACAAAGCCAATCAATGGAATTGTTACAATAAATGCAGAACATATAAGTTACGATATGTCTGGATACCCAGTATCAGCATTTGCAGCCGACACAGTTCAAAATGCATTTATTAATATGAAATCCGCATCAGCGGTTGATTGTCCTTTTTCATTTTCAACAGATAAAACTACAACTGCAAATATGACAGTTCTCAAACCATCGAGTATGCGTTCACTTCTTGGAGGCGTTGACGGTTCAATCCTTGATGTGTATGGAGGAGAGTATGAATTCGATAAGTTCAACGTAAAGCTTTGGAATAAAAGAGGCGCGGATAGAGGTGTTAGCATTAGATATGGTAAGAATCTTACTGATTTGAAGCAGGAAGAGAATTGCAGTTCTGTCTATACAGGTGTTTATCCATTCTGGTATTCGGAGCAGGAAGGTCTTGTGCAGCTGGATGAGAAGATTGTAAAAGCTTCTGGCACATATAATTTTACAAGGATTTATCCATTGGATTTATCGCAGGAATGGCAGGAAAAACCAAATCAAGAGCAGCTCAGAGCAAGAGCTAATTCTTATATGAAAGCAAACAACATAGGAGTACCAGCTGTATCATTGACTGTATCATTTGTACAATTGTCACAATCTACGGAGTATGCTAAATATGCGCTTTTGGAGGATGTACATCTTTGCGACACTGTAAGCGTTGAGTTCCCGGAGTTAAATGTTAGCGCCACGGCAAAGTGCATAAAAACTATATATGATGCCATAAGTAATAAGTACGTGTCGATTGAACTTGGAGAATCAAGGACAAATCTTGCATCGACGATTTCTGACCAAAAGCAGGCAATCTCTGATACCATTACTAAAACATTTATGCAACAGGCTATTGAGAATGCTACGCAATTGATTAGTGGAGGTCTTGGCGGTTATGTGATTATGCACAGCAGCACCGGTGGAAAATATCCTGATGAAATTCTTATTATGGATACAGATGATATTGCTACTGCGAAGAAGGTATGGCGTTGGAATAAAGGTGGATTGGGATATTCTTCAACAGGATATAATGGTCCATTTGCTTTAGCTATGACACAGGATGGTCAGATTGTAGCAGATTTCGTTAAAACTGGGACGATGAGTGCAAATCGTATAAACGGTGGCACTTTAATTCTTGGTGGAAAGAACAACTCAAATGGTACGGCACTTATAAAAGATTCATATGGAAAAGTTCTTATTCGACTTGATAGGGACGGAATAACATTGTCAGAAGATGTTCAGATTTCTTATGAAAATATTTCAGACGCTCCGTCTATTCCAACTAAAGTATCAGAACTTACGAATGATAGTAAATATACAACTATGCCGGATGTTGAAAAGAAAGGGTATCAGACAAAGGCTAATGTGACCAAAATCACTAAGGATACAGTTACAACAACATATGTAAATGCTTTGGATATAACTGCTAAACAGGTTAATTGTAAATCTGGTAGTAAAGAAGCCAATATTAATGCTGGGGCATCTCATTATAAATATTCCAATGAGTACATAGGAGAAATAGGTACAAATAGTTGGACAGGCAATGACAATCGTAGAGGATTGGTATTTGACCTTGATGAAAATGGCGATTACATGACATGGGCGGCACAGCCTAAGAGTGGTCAGAGTTACCTTGTTAAGCTTTTATATGAGCGAAACGGTTATACCTCAAACACTGTGACATACAATGCAGATACCATAAACTTGGGGTGTGATGTTGATATGCATTACTACAAACTTAAGAATGTATCTTGGGAAAATGGTAGTGGAATAACAGGAACAATGAGATTTGTTCAAGTAGGTGGAATGAATAGCGATGGAACCGCTTCAAATTGGAGTAATAACGCATATTTACAATTTGAGAGAGGTGTTTTAGTAAAAGCGGGTTGGTACGATTATTAGGAGGTTTTATGGAAGAAAATGCCACAGAAGTAAAAGATAAGGACCTCGTATTAATCGAGGCGAGCAATGAAGTATCTAAACCGGATGAAGGTGAAGATGTTGTACAAGATAATTCCGAACAGGAACAACTTCGTTCTGATGTAGAATTTTTATCAATGATGACTGGCGTTGATTTAGGGGGTGATTAAAAATGGGTGTATATACACCAGACTCAAACAGAGTTGTGCATTATACGTATGCAGACATGACAGCTCGTCAGATTGTACGTCCGGTTCATCTTGTGCAGTATGATCAGGGATTACCGATTATTGCGGTAAAACTATATAATGACGGACTTGAATATACGATACCTACTGGCGCAACAGTTAATATAAGATGTGGTAAGGTTGACAGTAATTTTGTATATAATCCTGCATTAGGGTGGGATTCTGCTAAGCATACGGTTTACTTTGAAGTTACAAAGCAAATGACCGTACTGGCAGGAGAAATAAATCCTATTGTAGAGATTGAGTTAAATAACAAGATTGTATCCAGTGGGGCTATTGCCGTGCAGATTGATTTCAATCCTGTACAGGAACAGAGCATAAGGTCAACAACGGAATATCTCACTGCTAAGCAATATGCAGAACAGGCAGTTGATGCAGCAGCAAAAGCAGCAAGCTCTGCCAGCCAGGCATCTGGATATGCTAGCACAGCAAATTTAAGAGCAAACGCCGCGGAATCATCAGCTTCAGGTGCGGCTAACTCTGCAAGTGCAGCTAGTACGAGTGCGGAGAATGCGAAAAGCTATGCTGATTCAGCTGCTTCATCGAAGAATGCAGCGGCATCATCAGCTTCTAATGCATCAGCATCAGCAACAAATGCCAAAAAGTCTGAAACAGCGGCAGCGAACTCAGCATCTTTAGCGCAGGCAGCATATGAAGAAATTCTCGGAGCAGATGTCGGCAAATTTGGTTCACAGCTTGCTAATGAACATTCTGTATTACAACCGATTTACGATTCATCAGGACAAAATATATGTGATTCAAGTGGTAGAGAAATACAGGGACGTACAATATTTGCTGATGAAAGTGAAGTTGTATCATTACGACAGCAGGTATCTCATTTAGATACTTTTATAAGAAGTGTTATCAGTAGATTGGGATATGTAACAGACCATGCACTGTTAGACAGTGACTACAAAGGGCTTTAGAGAAATCTGAGGCTCTTTATTTTTTAAGGAGGATTAAAGAAAATGCCTAAAGTAACGGATTATTCCGCAGCAACCAGATTTGATAGTGGAGACGTAATTATTAAAGATGGTACTGGCGGAACAAAGAAAATGACAGCAGCAAATGCAGCAGTAGAATTTGCTGGACTTGTATCGGCGATTAATCATCGCAATGTATATAGAGGAAAGAACCTTGGCTCATCAGTTACAGCAGCCCAAAAGGCAGCTATTCAAAATGGAACATTTGACGACCTGTTTATCGGAGATTACTGGGTAATTAGCGGTGTGACTTGGGTTATTGCAGATATGGATTATTTCCTTAGATGCGGTGATACAGATTTCACAAAGCATCATCTTGTTATTGTTCCGGCGTCATCACTTTACAATGGTCAGATGAATGCAACTAATACGACAGAGGGTGGATATGTAGGTTCTGTTATGTATAAAACAGGATTGGATAATGCAAAAGCAAAATTTAAGGCTGCTTTTGGAGATATGCTTCTTACTCATAGAACTTATCTTGTAAATGCAGTCGCCAACGGAAAACCATCTGGAGGAGCATGGTTCGATGAGACAGTTGCGCTTATGCAAGAGGTTATGGTATATGGCACACATTATTTCGAGCCTGCAAATGATGGGACAACAATCCCTACAAAATACAGCGTTTGCAATTCACAGCTTGCACTTATGCGCCTTAATCCAAGAATGATCAAGATAAGAGAAACTTATTGGCTACAGAACGTCGTTTCTTCGGCTTATTTCGCTTGTGTGTACGCCGATGGCAGTTCGGGCTACAACGGCGCTTCGGGCTCTTGTGGGGTTCGTCCGTATGGAATCATTGGTTAAGTAAAAATCTCCGCCCCTTGTGGGCGGGGTAATCTATAGGAAAGGATAAGTATATGGAAGATTTAATTTATACTATGGTGCTGTCTGATGGCACCATCATTGAAAATCTTAGAAAAAATGGTGATAACTATATTTCAGCATCTAAGCTTACAGCGGATATGTTTGAAGGAAAATTATCAGAAGTAACAGTAAAAACTTCTGAAAATGAAGTGGTTATGGAAAATATGGATCTTGTCCAGATTACTGAGATGGATGGCGAATACTGGTTTGTATTACGTCAGTTCTCAGCTACGGAACTGGCTATGGCTAAAATGTCTTCTAATATTGACTTCTTAGCTATGATGCAGGATGTAGAACTGTAAATTAGAAAGAGAGGAATAACAATATGGAACATAGTAAAAACTTTAAAAAGGTTAAAGACTATTATGATGATAAGCTCTGGGATGAGCGTAGAGTACGCTTAGCAGTTGGTCGCTGGATTACCGCAGAAGAGTATAAGGAAATTACAGGGAAAGATTACGAATAATGAGTGTTTTAGTTAGTGATCGTACAGAATCAAAATTTGAGGCTATCACATATTCAATTGAATTACATGATATGTTGATAGATTTTATGCAACATGGATTTGGTGTTAAAAGCGTAGACGATTATGTAAGACTTCGTTATGCATACGGAAAAGATGATAGAGAGAACTTTTCCAAGTATCGGTTTATGATGCAAAATTTTAAAAACAGAGTAGATCAACTGGCAGCACTAATTACGAGTAATGTCCGGGCAGCCAACACGATTTATCCAACGAATCTTCACGAGTGTGAAAAGAGAAGAGATTATCAAAACACTGCTATAGTCAATTGCGAGCAGCTTCTTAAGGAACTGCAACGGATTGCAGAGATATTTGAAGTGGATTTGAATCTCTACAGTCCATATGTTAAAGCTATCGACCGAGAAATCGGATTGATAAAGAAGTGGCGTCAGCGTGACAAGAAGATGGAATCATATTTCAGACGTAAGGGTGATGTCTAATTATGCGTCGTTTCTTCGGCTAATTTCGCTAATGTGAACAACAATGGCAATACGAACTACAACAACGCTTCGAACTCTAATGGGGTTCGTCCGGATTCTTCACTTAACCAATGAAGAAGGAGATATCATACCATTCCTTATAAACAGGATAAATAGCAAAGCCTGAAACAATTTACTACGGTAAGTATTGTTATAACGGTGAATAGTATATGAATTATGAGGAAATTGTATGCGATGCCAATAATTTGTATCGGGCTTATAAGACCTCTGTGAAAAGTAGCAAATGGAAAGAAACCACACAGAAGTTTATGATGAACTTTCTGCGTTATATTTTTGAAATCCAGGATGACATTATCAACAGGACTCTCAAAAATGGTCTTACACAAGAGTTTACTTTACACGAGAGAGGTCGAGTAAGACCGATTACAAGTATACAAATCCGTGATAGAATTGTTCGCCATGTTTTATGTGATGATATTCTTTTACCAGAAGTTAAAAAGCACATAATATATGATAATTGTGCATCAATTAAAGGGAGAGGTATATCTCAGCAGAGAAAGCGATTTGAAATACATTTGCACAAGTATTACAAATTGCATGGAAATGACGGATGGATTTTATTTGGAGACTTCTCAAAATTTTATGACAATATAATTCACGAGATTGCAAAACAAGAACTTCTTAAACTATTTGACGATGACGAATTTATTGACTGGCTTTTGACACTTATATTTGATGGCTTCAAAGTCGATGTGTCGTATATGTCTGATGAGGAATATGAAAATTGCTATTTGGATTTGTTTAATAAGCTCGAATATCGAGATATACCATCTGAAAAATTGACTGGTGAGAAGTGGATGGCTAAATCTGTAAATATTGGAGACCAGCTATCGCAGGTAATTGGAATATATTATCCTCATAGGATTGACACATATGTGAAATATGTCAGACAACAGAAATTTTACGGACGATATATGGATGATTGGTATATCATGAATCCAAGCAAAGAAGAACTTGAAGATTTGCTATCATGCATCATAGAAATTGCGAAGGAATATGGAATTCATATCAATAGAAAGAAAACTCATATTGTTAAAATTTCAAGTACATATAAATTTCTTCAAATAAAATATACATTAACAAAAGATGGAAAGGTGATTAAGAGAATTAATCCTAAAAGAGTTACTACAATGCGTAGAAAACTCAAGAAACTTTCACTAAAAGTAATAAATGGCGAAATAGAATACGAGAGTATTGAGAATATGTTTCGCGGTTGGATGGGAGCACACTATAAACTTCTATCAAAGCAACAAAGAAAAAATCTAATACAGCTGTATGAAGAATTATTTAATAAGAAGATTTCGGTAATTAGTAGAAAACTTATCGTGTCTGATGCATCTTCATTAGCCGCATAAAAAGGAGGAATTATGGAACCTTGGTTTCAAATCATAATTACAATTTTTAGTTCGGTACTTGCGTCTTCTGGATTATGGGCGTATTTATCAAAACGAACAGAAAACAAAGATGTAAAGACGGAGATGCTTATTGGATTAGCACACGATAGGATTATGTATCTCGGTATGTCATACATCGAGAGAGGGTATATTACCCAGGATGAATATGAAAATTTGAAAGTATATCTTTTTGAACCATATGAAAAATTGGGAGGTAACGGCTCTGCTAAAAGAATTATGCAGGAAGTCGACAAACTGCCAATACATAAATTTATTCAAAATAAGGAGGATGAACACGATGAACATGATGAAACTTAATGACAAGACTTACGACACACTGAAATGGATTGCAATGTATTTGCTTCCAGCGGCTGGTACTTTATATTTTGCTCTTGCAGGTATTTGGGGGCTCCCATATGGTGAGCAGGTTGTTGGTACGATTACAGCTGTTGACACATTCCTTGGAGTTATTCTTGGAATTAGTACAGCACAGTATAACAAAGCAAACAAAGCAGAGTAAATATCAGTATTTGTTAAGGGGGCGTGCTAATAGCATTCCCTCTTAATTTTTCAGTACGTAGGTTACTGGTAAAAAGATTATGATTACCTCAAGACTGGAGGTGATTGCATGAAAGATAAACTTTTATTATCTATAAAGGAGACATCGGATTTATTTGGTATAGGTCAGCACAGATTAAGAGATATAATCCGTGAAGATTATGATTGTAAATATCATCTAATGGTTGGTCGTGTTATAAAGATAAAAAGACAATCATTTGAAGAATTTATAAGCAAAGTAGAGCAGATATAAAATATCGACAAGGTGCCCTGAATGTGATATTATTATTTAGTATTCATTCGAGGCACTTTTTAATGGAGGGCTGAGAATATGGCAAATAAAACTACATCTGAAAAGAACAAACCGACAAGAAAAACGTTGAGGGCGGATGAATACTATAACCCCAAAACGAAAAGGTATGAGTATCATTATAAAGATGCTCTTGGAAAGGAAAGAGTGGTAAGTTCCTATAGACTCGAACCTACGGACCAATTACCAAAAGGTAAACGTTCAGGTAAAAGTTTACGTGAAAAGGAAGCAGAATTAAAAGTACAGTTAGAAAATAATATCGACATAGATGGGGCTAAACTGACATTACTAGAAGTAATAGATAGATATCTTAATCATCTATATAATAGGAAAGAACTGGCTCATAATACTAAGGCTGGATATAACACAACAATAAAAACGTTAGCGCAGTACAAACTTGGTCACATGGAAATAGGTAAAATCAAGCCAGAGCATTGTGAAGAATGGCTTTCAGATATGAAGAAAAAGCATCGAGGTTCAAGTATTCAGACTCAAATTAGTCTTATAAAAAGATCATTTGAATATGCAATTGATTATGATTACATAGCAAAAAATCCGTTCAGACGTATTACTACCGATAGAAGCGATAGCAAGAAAATGGAAGCAATATCAATTCCGGATATGCATAGATTCCTTGAATTTTGTTCAAAGGATGCTCATAGTGCTCATTGTTATGATATGATATATGTGCTGTTTTGGACTGGTTTAAGGGCATCTGAATTATGTGGTCTAACACTTGATAATATAGATATGGAAAACCATTTAATTCGAGTGGAAAAGCAACTACAATGTATCAATCATACGCATGTTGTCTTACCGACGAAAACCATAAACGGAACAAGGTACATTCCTATGACTGATGGTGTATATGAATGTTTTCAGAGAATATTGAAAAATCGTTATATTATGGGTGATATTGAACCAGTGTGCTATGATGAAAAGGAAAAAGCATATGAAGGATTTGTGTTTCTGGCAACAAGAAGTAGAAAGACAATTGTTAGATCACATGTCGAAGAATACTTGCAAAATTGTATCAAGAGATTCAATAATGCAAATCCCGACAATCCTATACGAAAATTTGAACCACATATATGTCGGCATACATTTGCTACGAATATGCAGGGATTACCACCAAAAACACTACAGTATATTTTAGGACATGGGAACATAACTACCACTATGAATAACTATGTAAGTGTGAGACCGAGTGAGCAGCAACTTGTAGAGATTAACTCGCTCGCAAGCTTGATAAATGATAATTAGTATAAAAAATCACGTACTAATTATTTACTAAATATATGCTGGTATGAGATGTAATTAAACATAATAAAGAGTAATGAGATGGAATGACTCCAAAAGCTGTAAATAGCTGAATTACTCAAAGAATGAAGTAATGAATGGAGATGAAAATATATGATAGCGATTATCGATTATG